AGATCGACCAGGCCGGTAAAAAGATGGAGGCTTTCGGAGACTCCGTCACCAGCGCCGGTCAGAAGATCATGCCCGCATCCATGGCTGTCGCCGGTCTCGGCGCTGCCGCGGTAAAGACTGCGACAGACTTTGATGAGGGCATGAGCAAGGTGGCGGCCATCTCTGGCGCGACCGGGGATGATTTGGACGCCCTGCGTGATAAAGCCCGGGAGATGGGTGCTAAGACCAAGTTCTCCGCATCTGAAGCCGCTGATGCCATGAACTATATGGCAATGGCGGGCTGGAAGACCGGCGACATGCTAGAAGGCATCGAGGGCATCATGAACCTCGCCGCAGCTTCCGGTGAAGACCTGGCAACCACCTCTGATATTGTGACCGATGCGCTGACAGCATTCGGTCTGACCGTCCAGGACTCTGGGCACTTTGCGGACATTCTTGCCGCCGCATCCTCTAACGCCAACACCAACGTTGCCATGATGGGCGAAACGTTCAAGTACTGTGCGCCTATCGCCGGGGCATTGGGTTTCTCAGCGGAAGACACCGCCGAGGCAATCGGTCTGATGGCGAATGCTGGTATTAAGAGCACGCAGGCCGGTACCGCACTTCGCACGATCATGAACAACCTTTCCGGCGAGGTGAAGATCACCGGCGCAGCGCTGGGTGAAGTAACCATCGCTACCACCAATGCAGACGGCTCCATGCGGGATCTGTCAGACATCCTGTCGGATTGCCGCGGGGCTTTTTCTCAGCTTTCCGAATCGGAGCAGGCCGCCGCAGCCGAGGCGCTTGTCGGTAAGAACGCCATGTCCGGCTTCCTGGCGCTGATGAACGCCGGCGAGGGAGATATTGAAAAGCTTTCTTCCGCAATCGACAGCTGTTCGGATACCTTTGTCAAGACCGTGGACGGCGCGATCATTCCCATGTCCCAGGCCCTTGAGGAAGGCGTCGAATGGATTGAGGAATATAACGGCGTGTCGGAAAAGATGGCCGCTGTTATGCAGGACAATCTCGGCGGTCAACTGACGATTCTCAAGTCGCAGATTCAGGAGCTTGCAATTTCCTTCGGTGAGATGCTGATGCCCGCCATCCGCGCCATCGTCAGCAAGATCCAGGCATTCGTGGACAAGCTGAACGGCATGAGCGAAAGCCAGCGGAAAGTAGTGTTGACTATCGGTCTGGTCATTGCGGCTCTCGGCCCACTGCTTGTTATCCTCGGCACAGTCATCTCCAGAGTCGGCGTGGCCATGCAGGGCTTTGTGAAGCTGGCGACCGGTGTGAAGAAACTGGGTGTTGCTGTCAAAGCAGGCACCGGTATCTTCGGCAAACTCGGCGCGGCTCTCGGCGGCATCTCCGCTCCCGTACTGGCCGTGATTGCGGTCATTGCAGTACTGGTCGCAGCGTTCAAACACCTGTGGGATACCAACGAGGAGTTCTGCAACGCCATCACCGCCATCTGGAATGGGATTGTCAGCAAGATCCAGGCTTTCTGTCAGGGCATCGTTGACAGGCTGAACGCTCTCGGCTTTGAATTTGGCTCCATCGTGGATGTGCTGAAAAGCCTGTGGGACGGACTTTGCCAGTTCCTTGCACCGGTCTTTGAGGCCGCGTTTTCTGTTGTTTCAACCGTTCTTGGCTCCGTACTCAATGTGATCACAGGGCTGTTGGATGTATTCATCGGTCTGTTCACCGGGAACTGGAGTCAGCTGTGGGACGGTGTGAAGGAGATCTTCTCCGGCGTATGGGATGCCATCACCGGCCTTTTCGATACTGCGCTGAATCTGCTGAAGTCTCTGGCAGAGGTCGTTTTCGGTTGGTTTGGCACCACATGGGAATCCGTGTGGACGGGAATCAAATCCTTCTTTGAGACTATATGGAACGGGATCGTGGCCTTCTTCACCGGCATCTGGAATACTATTGTTTCTACCGTCACTGCACAAATCAATGCTGTGAAGACTGTGGTCACTACGGTTTTCAATGCCATCAAGACCACCGCGACTACGATCTGGAACGGGATCAAGACCGCCATCTCCACGGTCGTGGACGGCATCAAAAGCAAAGTTTCTTCCGCGTTTGAATCTGTGAAGAACACGGCCACCAGCCTGTTCAATGGAATCAAGAATACAGCCACGTCCGTATGGAACGGGATCAAGTCAGCGATTGTCACGCCAATTGAAGCTGCCCGGGACAAGATCCGCTCCGCTCTGAACGCGGTCAGCGGTTTCTTCTCCGGGCTGAAGCTGCAGCTGCCGCACATCAAGCTGCCGCACTTCCGCGTATCCGGTACCTTGTCCATCTCGCCGCCGAGCGTTCCGCATCTGTCTATCGACTGGTATAAGGAAGGCGGCATCATGACCAAGCCTACGGTCTTCGGCATGAACGGCAACGCTCTGATGGCGGGCGGCGAAGCGGGATCGGAGGCGATCCTGCCTTTGAGTGGATTCTATAAGCAGCTTGAGGCCATGCTGACCGAAAAGCTAAATATGCACAATGTGGAAAAATATCTGGCCGTCATTGCCGCCAACAGTGGCAAGGGCATCTACCTGGATGACGGAACCCTGGTCGGACGGTTGCTGCCCGCTATCGACAGTGGCCTGGGACACACACAGAAGCTGAATGCGAGGTTGAGCCTATGAAGCCTGACGTAACCATAAACGAAGTCTCCATGCTCAGCCTCGGCTGGCTGCGTGAGACAGTAAACTTCCCGACACCGCAGTCGCAGAGCAACACGATCACGGTGCCGGGAAGAAATTCTCCTATTCGATTCACGGAGGCGCTGGGACGGGTAGCCTATCAGCCACGCTCTTTTGATATGACCTTATCCATGCTGGGTGACCGGGCTGATTATGATCGCCTCGTAAGCGTGGTTGTGAATCAGTTTGCTGGGCAGCTTTGCCGGGTGACGCTGACGGAAGACCCAACTCTGTATGCGCTTGGGACGCTTGAGGCCGATCCGACCTATGATCCGCTCACTGGGAAGGGTACCCTTGTGTTGTCCTGCACGGACGGAGATGCCTTTCTCTACTATGTTGAGGAGACGGTCGAGAGTATCAATGGCAGCGGAATAATTACTCTGCACAACGACTTCATGCCCGTTGTTCCGGTCATCACGACCACAGCAGAAGCCACCCTCCGCTGGTCGGTCGACGGAGAAACTATCCACAAAACTGTCAGCGCCGGGACCTGGGAGATTCCGGAGTTGGAGCTGCGGCACGGGAACAATACTGTATCTGTTACCGGAGAAGGAGCAACGGCCTTCACTTACCGACAGGGACGGCTATAAAACCTCTTCCAAAAGCTTATGCATTATGGTAAAATCATCTCGACAGAATAATAGGAAAAAGTCGTGATGTATTATGAGAACACCAAAAGAAACTGTTGCAGATGTTACATGGTTGATGTCCGAATGGGATTATGAAACCAACTCGGCACTAGGAATATTTCCGGACAGGCTTGGTTCGCAAAGCAACACATATGCTTTCTGGAAATGCAAAAACGGTCACGGATGGAAGGCAAAAATCAGCAATCGATATCATGGCAGAGGATGTCCAGAATGTCGGAAAAGATTAAAAACGTCCTTCCCTGAACAAGCGGTATTCTTTTACATCAAGAAAAAATTCCCTGATGCAATCAACTCATATAAAGATATCTTCTCCAATGGCATGGAAATTGACGTGTTTATTCCGTCAATCAGTACGGGAATTGAATACGACGGGATTGCATGGCACAAAGATGATACTTTGGAAAAGGAACAGCGAAAATATGAGATTTGTAGGCAGAATGGAATCACACTCATCCGGTTAAAGGAAAACGTTGAGCATTATCGAAATGATTTGAATGTCGCAGATCAGATTATCCTCGTTCGAAGGCCGTTTGCTGGAAAGCGAATCAGCTATACTGCCTTAGATTATGCTATTCGGGAACTCCTGTATGCATTGTTCGACGTTGATCCCGCGGATCTGTATTCACGTTTCTTTCGTAAACCTGGAGATCCAGATGGATGGAAGGAAATTGCATACGGTCCAAAAGTCAAGACGGATGTGGATTCTCGAAGAGACCGTGATTTAATCTACCAGAACTATCTTGTTTCCAGGGAAAACGATTCTTTGGCAATTCAGTATCCAGAAGTTGCCGCACTTTGGCACCCTACAAAAAATGGGGAACTGACACCGGCAATGTTTTCGCCTCATACAAACACGCGTGTATGGTGGCAAGGAAAATGCGGTCATGAATGGGATAATCCCATCACTGTTATGACTAGGGGTGGCGGCTGCCCGTACTGTCACGGTTTACGTGTTCTGAAAGGTTTTAATGATTTGGAATCAGTCTTCCCTGACATTGCCGCACAGTGGCATCCTTCAAAGAATGGGAAAGACAAGCCGGATATGTTTACATTCGGTTCGGGACATAGAGCGTATTGGCTCTGCCCTGTATGCAAACAGGAGTGGCAAACAGCAATAAACAATAGGACAACGAACCACCGTGGATGTCCGTACTGTGCGCATGAGCGCCCTATCAAAGGGGTTAATGATCTTCCGACTGTTCGTCCCGATTTGATGCGTGAATGGGATTATGAAAAAAACAGAAATCTTGACCCGACAGATTTCATGATCAGCAGCAATAAAAAAGTGTGGTGGAAATGTGCTAAGTGTGGCTACGAGTATATAACACTTATCACGAACCGCACGAAAGGAACCGGATGCAAACAGTGCGCGGGGCAAGTTCTTATACCGGGTGTAAACGATTTGGAGACCCTGTATCCCAGCATTGCTGCAGAATGGGATTTGGAGAACAACCCGGTAGTTTCACCCTCTCAAGTATTTCCAAGCACAAACAAAGCTTATAGTTGGATTTGTAAGTATGGCCACAGATGGCAAGCAAGCCCAAATTCGAGAACAAGCGGTCGTGGCTGTCCATACTGCTCCGGGAATCTTGTTTGGATCGGTTTTAATGATTTAGCAACGACACACCCTTCTATTGCCGCAGAATGGCATCCAACGAAGAATGGAGACCTCAAGCCAACTCATATTTCAAAGGGATATAATAAAAAAGTCTGGTTCTTGTGCCCATCATGCAATAACGCTTACGATTCTTATATCGGAAACAAGATAAAAGGATATGGAAAATGCCCCTATTGTTCTCAACGGAAAACAAGGGCACGTTTTGTGCTTCAGGTTGAAACAGATCGGTATTTTAAGACTCTCAAAGAAGCTGCAAAATCTATCGGAATTGAGGATATCCGACAAATTCAAATGTGCTGTGTTGGTAAGTGCCAGACGGCTCATGGCTATCACTGGGAGTATGTTGAAAAGGCACCAGGGGCTCGTTCTGATGAACCAGAGTAAGAGCTGAATAACACTTAAGGAGTCGATCAGAAAAGATCGGCTCCCTTTTTATAGTAGGGAGGGATGCCCATGAGCCTTTTTCGCGTATACGTGGATGGCGCTCTGTTCTATCATCCGCAGATGTCGAAGCTGGTGATCACGGACGCCCGTATCGAAGAGGACGCGGAGAACATCGACAGTATGACGCTTTCCGCGCCCTTCAACCATCCGTACCTTTCCCGCATCCGGCCGCTTGCCTCAACCATCGTCTGCAAGAAGGGCGATGCCGTGGTGTTTGAAGGCCGGGCGCTGGACAACGGTACGGATTTCTACAACACCCATACCTGGACATGCGAAAGTTGTCTGGCCTACCTGAAAGACAGCGTTCAGCCGCCCTATGATTACAAAGGCACCCTGCGCGGCCTGCTCGAACTGTTCATCTCCGTTCATAACAACACGGTCGAGGAGAAAAAGCGGTTTGTAGTCGGCAACGTGACCGTGACGGATAACAACGACTATATCTCCTACAGCAGCATAGACTTCACCGTCACGCTGGACGCTATCCGGGACAAGCTGATCAAAACGCATGGAGGATTCCTGCGTGCTCGCTATGTGGGCGGAGTGAAGTACCTGGATTATATCGCGGACTTCGATTCGCTCTCTCCGCAGACTGTGGAGTACGGCAAAAACCTGCTGGACGTAAAGATCAGCCGGGATCATACAGACCGAGTCTCCGTCCTGCTCCCGCTGGGGGCAAAGATCAAGGATGTCGATGCTGAGGGGCATGAGTATGAAACAAATGAGCGGGTACAGATCACATCCGTGAACGGCGGGAAAAATTTTATTGTTGATGAAGAAGCCGCGGCAGAGATCGGAATGATCTGGAGAACTGAGATCTGGGACGATGTGACTGTCCCAGGCAACCTGCTCACCAAAGCGCGTACCCGGCTGCACGATCTGGCCCAGGGGGTCACCAGCATGGAACTGACCATCGTGGACGAATCGGACACCGGGGCGGATATCGGGGACATACACGCCGGAATGTATGTGGTCTGCAAATCCCCACCCCACGGCATTGACGGCAGATACCGCTGTGTAGGCCGTACCCGGGACTATCTGAACCCTGCCGGGAACACGATCACCATCGGTGCATCCGGTGTGACGCTGACCGGCCTGTCCACTAAGCAGGACGATACCATCTCCGCCTTGGAGGAGGATGTGGTCGGCCAGTCCGGCAGGATCGATGTGATCTCCGGTCAGGTGGACAGAATCAATGAATCCAAAATGTATCGCACGGAGCTGGTGACGGAAGGCGTGAGCATCTTCCGGGAGAAAACGCAGCAGAGCCTTGTTCGCTGTAAGGTATATTCCTGGGATAAGGAAATCACGGATACCTTGGATGCCAGCGCGTTCAACTGGCACCGCAATTCCGGTGATGCCGCAGCCGACGCCGAGTGGGACGCATCCCATGTCGGCACAAAAACCATAACCGTATCAACGGAGGATGTGACGGACAACGCATCCTTCTATTGTGAAGTAACGATCTGAAGGAGGGCAAACCATGCCTACTGTACTCACATCCAGCCAGCAAACTTTCGTGGACATTACAGATCAGCGGAAGCTGTCGGCATATATTACATCTAATCTACCCAAGACGCAGAGCGAAGATCCCAACGTTCTGCCGCATACCTATGCGCCGAGCTGGGCAAGCACACACCTTGTTCTGACACCCGTAGTCTTTCTGGACCAGACGAGTATCGCGCTCGGCTCCTCCGGCCTGACCATCACATGGAAACGGAAGGACGGCACATCTGCTGAAACGGCGGTCACCTCCGGCGAGTCTGTGTCCGGCGGCATCCTGACTGTCAGCCAGAATAAGCTGTCGGCTTCGTCCTCCGGGATGATCACCTACATCTGCTATATCTCCTACTACGACAGCGAGACGAAGAATACGGTCAACATTTCTTCAGACATCACCTTTACCCTGGTGAGGAATGCTGAAAATGCAAAGCTGGCTTATGTGACTGCGGACACTTACGTGTTCAAGTACGATACCTCCAGCGCTCTGGTCGGCGCGACCCAGGCCTCCCTCACCGGGCAGGTGCAGGGCGTGACGATCAGCAAATGGCAGTATAAAAACAGCTCCGGCGACTGGGCGGATTACCCCACGACCTCGGACAATGCCAGCATCACAGGCGGCACCCTTGTGGTCAAGCCCGCCCATGCAGTGTTTGTGAACAACGTGGCCCAAATCAAGCTGGTTACCTCCGATGCTGATGTCTACGATACCGTCACGATCACAAAGATCTATGACGGCACGAAGGGAGATCCCGGCACTCCCGGTTCCTCCGGCTCCGGCGGACTGTCCGTAATTCTCTCCAATGAGGCGCAGACGATCCCGTGTACCTCCGGCGGGGCTGTGACGGCAGCGACCAATGTAACCATCCCGTTCAGTGCCTATGAAGGCATTGAACAGAAAGCGGCCACCTGCACGGTGGGAACGCTGCCTTCCGGCGTGACGGTCAAGAGCAACACTCCGGCCACAGCAACGGCTGCGGGCTCTGTTGTGTTGACCTTTGCCAAGAACGCTACTCTGGGCGGCGCATCCGTACTGACCGGTACGATTCCGCTCACGTTCTCTGTCTCCGGCAAGAGTGTAGTGAAGAATTTTGCGTGGACCAAAGCTAATGCAGGCGCCAGTGGCACATCCGCTGTGGTGTTCTCTGTTTACGCGCCCAACGGCACCATCGTGCAGAACCAGTCCGGGAGCCTGACGCTGGCGACCTCGGCCTATGAGGGAGCCACCGCAATCACGAACGCCACCTATCAGTGGGCGAAATACAGTGGCGGAACCTGGGCGAATATCTCCGGGGCAACAGCGGCAACGCTGACGGTCCAGGGCGCGGACATCGTGAACATCCAGTCCTACCGCTGCACCATGACCTACAACAGCAAGAACTATGTGGACGTCATTACTGTGGAGGACAAATCCGATCCGTATGTTTCCGAGATGCTCTCCATCGGCGGCTTCACCGTGAAAAACAATCTCGGAGGGCTTGTGCCTTACGTGATCGTCCGCACGAATCAGCGGGAGGTCGATCCGCTGAAGGGTAACATCTCCGAAACGGCTCCGGCCAGTCCTGCTGCCGGGGACTTCTGGTACCAGATCGATCACACCGGCCACACGGTAACGCTGATGAAGTACAGCGGATCTGCCTGGGCTGCCGCCACAGAAACGCAGGAACTGACCTACACCTGGTATGCGCAGGATAAGGACGGAAACCCGGTTACCTTCGACAAGACCGGCAAAGTCATTTATCTCTCTGCTGCGGACATCGACAGCATCCTTACCCTGCAGTGCGATGTCTCCAACTAAGGAGGTGACGTCATGCTCCTTTCCATCTGCCAGAACACATTCCAGAGTCTGGTCGAGCTGGAGGCGGTGGATTCTCTGCGGGTGGAAGTGCGGGAATGCTACGCGGAGATCACAAAAACCTCTGAGCAGATCCAGTCAACGGTCCGCGAGAATTATCTAAGCAAAGACGATCTAACTACGATCCAGCGGGATTTCCAGACTGCTATCACCCAGGCGGCCTCGGAGATCCGCATGGACTTTACGACCCTGACCAATGAGATCACAAACAACGTTTCCGGCAATTACTCCCTGATTGAGGAGTATATCCGGTTTCGTGGCGCTCTGATCGAACTGGGCAAGGTCGGTAATGCATTCACAGCGGAGTTTTCCAATGAGGGCCTGTCCTTCCTAGAGAACGGCCAGACCATCGCATATATCACCAACCAGTCCCTCGTCATTACCAACGCGGAGATCCGCAACAGGCTCTCCCTTGGTACAGCGGCAAGGGGCTGGTTTGATTTTATTCCCAGGGAGAGCGGCAACCTGTCTATTCAGTGGCGCGATCCCACACAGTGAGGTGAAACCCTATGCCCCAGGGCAACAGCGGCAGCTTCCTGCTGTCCGGCTCCCAAAATTTCGACGTTCTTATCTACTGGTCGGAAACCTATAACGAAGCCGCGAATACCCATAACGTCAGTATTACTTCCTGTCAGCTTGTCTCTTCTAACTGGTACGGATTTACGTACTATCCGAACGGTAGCCTGTCCATCAACGGGACGAAAGTTGTCACCTTTAACTCGCAGACTGGCACTCACAACTGTACAATACAAACCCAGTATGATGGCTATCCCATTAAACCCGCAGTCGGATCAAGCTATCCCGCCGCTCCATGGACGCTAAACGACATTGCGGGCAATGCCGATGGCACCAAGTCGGTAAATATCTCGGCGAATTTCCAGTGCTTCACTTGGGACGGCAAGGGAGGTTCCGGCTGGAGCGTTAATGCCAGCCAGAACGTCACGCTTCGTACTATCCCTCGAACATCGAGCATGTCTATGCCAGCAACCGCAATGGGCAGTTCCGGGACGATCAGCATCTCCCGTGCATCCTCGTCCTTCACGCATACGCTGTCCTATGCCTTTGGCAGCGCATCCGGGATGATTGCCACCAAGACCACTGCTACTTCGGTATCCTGGACGCCGCCCACATCACTGGCAAGCCAGATCCCCAACAGTACCAGCGGCTCCTGTACCCTGACCTGCTATACCTACAACGGCAACACACTGGTCGGCACGAGCACGACTACGGTTACGCTCTCAGTCCCGGCAAGTATCAAGCCAACGATTACAGGTATCACAGCAACCCGGGTGGACGGCACCGTTCCGTCCTCCTGGGGGATCTATGTGCAGACAAAGAGCAAAGTGACTCTTGCTATAACAGGAGCGACAGGGGCTGGGGGCTCAACCATAAGTTTATACAGCATCACCGGAGGCGGGCTATCATACACCGCCTCATCCGTCACAACGGGCTTTCTCAACACTTCCGGCTCCATCACGTTTACGGGGAAAGTCTGCGACAGCCGCGGACGCTGGTCGGATGAAGCTACGGTGACGATTAGCGTCGTTCCTTATGCCGCTCCTCGCTTCAACAGCTATTCTACGCAGCGCTGCACAAGCGCCGGGGCGTCTTCTTCCAACGGCACCTATGTCAAGAGCACGGTTGGCTTTTCCTACTGGTCCTGCAGCGGAAAGAACACGATCACGAGCGCTGTGGCATATAAGAAATCCTCCGAATCGTCCTACACGAACGACGGTGTCAGCTTTACCAGCGGGACGCAGTTCATCTTCGGCGGCGGCAACCTGAGTGTGGACTACTCCTACGATATCCGATTCACCCTGACCGATGCCTTTGGTACGGTCACGGTCGTGGACAGCCTTTCTACTGCGTCCGTCCTGATGGATTTCAAAGCGGGCGGCACTGGATTGGCGGTGGGCAAGGTCTCTGAAACAGACAGCTGCTTTGAAGTATCGGAGAATTGGGATGTAAAGGTCTACGGTATGCTGCTGGCGGAGTATATAAAGAATAACGGAGCCGGTGTTGCGTTTGCCACCTGCGATTCTGCGGAGGATGCGGAGGAAAAGATAGTTACAGTGGCAGAAGGATTCACCCTGAAGACCGGGGCGTTTCTAGCTGTTAAGTTTACTAACTCCAACTCTGTGTCCATGCCCATGATGAATGTCAACAGCACAGGTGCGAAGTATATTGTTCAGTACAAGAATTTCATCCCGTCTGTCGGCATCTGGCGTCCTAACCAGACCGTTCTTTTCATCTACGATGGCAGTTTTTATGTCGGCGTCAATCTGGCGCAGGCAACTACGAGCTATTACGGTGTTACAAAACTCGTCAACAGTGTCACATCCACCGCAACCGACCTTGCGGCAGCTGCCGCTGCAGTGAAAACCGCATATGACCGTAATTCCTGGGACAGCATCACGCTGACAAACGCTCTGGCCGTTGCGTATGGCGGTACGGGAGCAACGTCGGCGGCTGGTGCGAGGGCAAACCTTGGCCTTGGGGTCACGCTCCTTTGGTCTGGGACATGTACGACCGGAAGCTGCGCATTCAGCTACGGAAGCTATAACTGGTATGTCATTATCGGCCAGCCGGCGTCTTCCGGTTCGAGAACCCCGATCGTTGTTCCCAAAGCCGCCCTGACTACCAGTGCAGTGGCTTACCAAATAACGGATGAATCCTATTACTATTCTTTCAACCTTTACTATTCCGGGACCACGGCTTATGCGGCCTACAAGGCCCGGAACAGTTCGGGACAGATCATTGCCGTTTATGGCGTTAACTGAGGAGGACAGCATGAAAATTAAAGTGACATTTGATGATGGCGGCTACGTCAGTGGCTGGTGCATGGTCGGGGACAACGGCGGCGAAGAGTATGATCCCCCGGAGGATTTCGATGCATTTCTGGACAACTGTTCTTCCTTCAGGCTGGAAGACGGCAAGCTGATCCGGGATGCAGAGAAAGAGGAGGCAGACCATGTAGAGGAGCAGAAATCCTCACTTCGAGTACGTCGGGAGAAGGAGTGCTTCTCTGTGGTCAACCGAGGCTGTCTGTGGTACTCGACCCTGACCCTTTCTCAGTGGCAGGAACTGCGAACCTGGTACATTTCCTGGCTGAAAGTGACGGAAACCATGACTCCACCGGAGCGCCCGTCTTGGGTCGACGATATCGACACCTCCCGCATTCCGCTGACGTTCGGCGGTCTGCTGTAAGGCGGTGATGGTATGTGGCGAGGTACCACACCGACATATAACTTCACCCTGCCGGAAGGCGTAAGACTGGAAGACTTTTCAACTGTATATCTGACCTTCGCGCAGAACGGGCATAACGTCCTGGAAAAAACGAAGGGTGAGCTGGAATCCACAGAAGATGGGTTCCGGCTTTTGTTTTCTCAGGCAGATACGCTCAGCTTTTCTCCCGGGCCGGTAAAAATTCAGCTTCGCGCCCGGATGCCGGACGGCACGGCGGTGGCTTCCAATGTGATCTCAACTACGGCGCAGGAGGTTTTGAAGGATGGCGAGATATGAATATTCAAGTTGAACTGACCGAGAAGGATTTTTCTTTCGACATTGGCTTCTCTGGGGAGACTGACTTCAATATCAGCTTTTCCGAATCATTCTCCCCGTCAGGCGTAACGCCATATTCTGGCAGCTATGAAGCCATTCCACGGGTTACGGCACAGAGCCTGCCTACGCAGGACCGTTGGCTCGACCGGGACGTGACCATCCAGGCAATCCCGTACCACGAAGTGGAAAACACAGAACGCGGCATGACCGCTATTATAGGAGGAATTTGATCATGGCAAATCAGTATATCAACAAGGTCATATACGGCAATCGGACCTTGATTGACCTGACGGGTGATACCGTCGAGGCAGCTAAAGTCCTGTCCGGATATACAGCACACGATAAATCCGGCGCTCTGATCACCGGCACCTGCGCTTTTGATGTGGACTCGACCGATGGCACAGCTGCTGTGGCGGAGATCCTTGTGGGAAAGACCGCCTATGCCCGAGGCACCAAGCTCACCGGCACCATGCCCAACAACGGCTCCGTGACTGGTGAAATCGATTCTGTCAATGGCGAGTACACCATCCCGATGGGCTTTCATGACGGCTCCGGCAAGGTCGGCATTGCGGAAACCGAAGCGGAGAAGATCGTGGCGGGCAACATCAAGGCGGGCGTTGAGATTCTCGGCGTTACCGGCACCTACGGCGGTGAGGAGATTTCCGCGCAGGCTAAAACCGTAACCCCGCGCACAACCCAGCAGACTGTGCAGCCAGACAGCGGCTACGATTATCTGTCCGCTGTGACCGTGAACGCCATTCCGTACACAGAGAGCGACAATTCCGCGGGCGGTGTGACGGTCACCATCGGTGGCTGATATGGCTGTAAATAAAGTGGTCTACGGGACAACTGTTCTCGTAGACCTGACCGCCGACCGTGTATCTCCGGCAACGCTGTTGAGAGGTGTGACCGCGCATGACGCTGCCGGAGAATCCATTACCGGCACATATGAACCCGGGGACAGTACTGTTCATGTGGAGACGGGTGAAATTACCCTTTCTTCTAATTCCAGGACGATCTCCATTACTGGCAGTTTTGTACCGGCGCATATTCTTCTTTTTGCCGATACCAACACCAACACCACCAGTGGAGCAATCCGTATGGCGAGTTCTCTTGATATGGTGGAACTTTCCTGCAACGTGCTCACTGCGGCGTCTCTCGCAATCGGCATCGGTTCTGTAGTCAATACATCTATAAACAAAAACGGTACTATCACCAGGAACGGTAAAACAGTGACCTTGGACAGCGGTTCAAACATCCGCCTTTTTGTCCGCGGGAACTGGCGTTACATCATCTGGCGTGATGATACTGCGGATTAAATTTTAGGAGGAAAACAAAATGAAGGAATTCTGGAACACCATTCAGCTCGTCTTCACCGCCATTGGCGGTTGGCTGGGCTATTTCCTCGGCGGCTGTGACGGTCTGCTCTACACGCTGCTGGCGTTCGTAGTGGTCGATTACCTGACCGGTGTGATGTGTGCCATCACGGACCACAAGCTATCTTCCCACATCGGCTTTAAGGGCATCTTTCGCAAGGTACTCATTTTTGCGCTTGTCGGCGTTGGCCATCTGCTGGACATGCAGGTGCTCGGCAGCGTCGGCGTGCTTCGTACTGCCGTGATATTCTTCTATCTGTCCAATGAGGGCGTATCCCTGCTTGAGAACGCCGCGCATCTCGGTCTGCCCGTCCCGGCGAAACTGAAGGTTGTGCTTGAACAGCTTCACGACCGTGCGGAGAAGGATGGTGAGGAGCATGAGTAAGCCTGCAGATATCGTTGCCATTGCACTGGCGGAAGTCGGATACCGCGAAAAGGCGACTAACTCCATGCTCGATGACAAAACCGCCAACAGCGGATCGAATAACTGGACCAAGTATGCCCGCGACCTTGCCGCCGCGGGCTATTATAACGGAAACAAGAATGGGTATGCCTGGTGTGATGTCTTCGTGGACTGGTGCTTCTTCAAAGCCTATGGTGCCGTTGAAGGGCAGCGCATCCAATGTCAGTCTGGTCCGCTCGGAGCTGGCTGTATCTACTCTGCGCAGTATTACCAGCAGAAAGGCCGGTATGATAGAAAACCTAAAGTGGGCGACCAGGTATTCTTCCAGACCGGCGGACAGATCGGCCACACGGGCATCGTTGTGGAAGTGACCGACACCACGATCACAACTGTAGAAGGCAACAGTTCGGATCAGGTGAAGAAGAACACATACAGCCGGAGCAACGGCTATATCGCAGGCTACGGGCACCCACTCTACAGTGACACTCCGGCAGCCGCAACAGAGAAGCCTGAACCGGTGGCGGTACCTGCGCCTGAGCAAGATCCGACACCTACAGCGACCACCTGCATTATCTCTCTGCCGCAACTGAAAAACGGCGCAACCGGCAGCGCGGTGAAGAACGCACAGGTCATGTTGATCGCCAGAGGGTACCCATGCGGCGGCAGAGTTCTGGCTGGGAGAGAAACTGCTGACGGTGAATTTGGGCCGACCACAGAGCGCTCCGTAAAGAGCTTCCAGGGACAGAACAAGCTGCAGGCGGATGGCATTATCGGCGCTGCCACATGGAAGGCTTTGATCACAAGCACGGCGTGACTCCAAAGGAAGGAGACATAGGATGAGCGATAAAACGAAAGTGAAGGTAGCATTTGCTTCTGCACTTGTGCGCCAGCTTTGGATCGCAGGACTGATCACAAAAGCGGAGCAAAACGCGATGGCAGAAAGAAGCAAGCAGGAGCTGCTGAAGGCCAACAATTAATCTTTTCTTTTTCCGGATTTGGGCTGGATATTCCGGCGTTCTTCTGGTATCTTTGCCCCTGCCTCCAAGGTAGGGGCAAAAAATTATGGGTAGTTCGAATCCACCACCCAGAAGGGAGTAAATGAGAATGGCGAAAAAGAGAGCGGTCGCATATGTCCGCGTATCCTCCGGAAGCGATGCGCAGCTGCACAGCTTCGATTTCCAAGCAGAATACTGGACAACGACCCTCGCAGAAGAGCCAGACGTGGAGTTGGTCGGGATCTACGCAGACAAAGGTATCAGCGGAAGAAGCGCGGAAAAGAGGCCTCAATTCCAGATGATGATGCAGGACGCGAGAGCGGGTCGGTTCGATGTGATCTATACGAAGTCTACATCGAGATTCGCAAGGAACACGGTCGACCTACTCAACGCCGTGCGGGAACTTCGAGACCTCGGTGTCGAGGTGGTATTCCAGAATGAGAATATCAGCACGCTGCAGCCTACAAGCGAAGTCTACCTTACAATCGCTGCGGCACTGGCCGAGAATGAACTGCAAGATGACTCCGCAAGACAACGGTGGTCCTATCAGGATCGATTCAAGAATGGCTGGATCAGCATCGGTAAACGTATGTATGGATACAAGATGACAGCAGACAACCAGGTCGAAGTCATCGAAGAAGAGGCAGCAGTAGTCAGGAGGATCTTCGGTCTGTACATAGCAGGAAACGGGGCGGTCAAAATCTGCAAAATCCTGAATGCGGACGGACTGAAAAACTCGTATGGAAACCCGTGGCAGCACAACAATATCTTGGAAATCATCTCGAACGAGAAGTACACGGGAAACGCTCTGATGGGAAAGCATGTCAGAATAAACGGCGTCCATATGCGAAACGATCAAGGACAGCACTCACAGCGGTATTACATCGAGAATACGCATGAGGCCATCATCAGCCAGGAGACATTCGACGAAGCACAGCAGGTCCGGGAAAGTAGGAAGAATGCGAAAATGGTGGGCAGAACCCAGCCACAACATGAGTTCACCGGGATGATAGAATGCGGATGCTGTGGCAAGCACTTCAACAGGAAGATGAACGCTACTGGATTGAAATGGTCTGCACCCGTCTGGACATGCTATACGCAGACAAAATTCACCGTCGCAGCCTGCGATAACAGCCGAATCAAAGAAAACGTGCTGCATGAGAAGTTCATCGAGGCATACAACAGATTCATAAAAGAGCGGCCTACTGGGGAGACGGTCAGCAATTTGATCGACAGGGTGAGTTCGCTGGAAGCCGAAGAACATGAGCTGGCGGCGCTTGCGCTGCAGCACATGATTACAGAGGTGGCATTCCACAAAGAGCAGCTGCGGATTAAGGCCGAAGTTACGAAGCTGAATGATGAGATCGCGGATCAGCGTAACCGGTCGATAGGTGAAGAGGATCTCATCCCGATCACAGAATATGATCCGGAAAAAGTAAAGAAGTTTATCACGAAGGTTATTGTGTATCGCAACACAATAACCTTCGTGTTCTATAACGGAGCAGAGATAAAGATGGACTATAGCAATGGCCAGCCCGGGAACAAACCTGGCTGGAACGGAAAGGAGGCAAAGTGATGGCGACCGTAGCAAGAAGGATCGTGACGGCGGTTCCGTCCGTCGGTGCCAGCGCAGCAAGAACGGACAGGGAGTATGTGAAAGAACCGGTTGCAGCATATGCTCGTGTGTCGACAGAAAAAGAGGAGCAGGAAGACTCCTTCGAGCGGCAGGTAGAGCATTACACCAAAATGATCCAAACGAATCCGAAATGGAGCTTCGTTGAGGTCTACGCGGATCCGGGAATCACAGGAACCAAGGCAGATAAGCGTCCCAACTTCATGAGGATGATTGATGACTGCCGGGCCGGAAAGATAAAAAAGGTCCTCGTGAAATCGGTCAGCCGCTTTGCCCGAAACACAGTAGATGCACTTACCTACATCCGAGAGCTCAAAGACCTCGGCGTATCGGTCTACTTCGAATCGGAAAACATTGATACGATGACGCCCGGTGGCGATGTGCTGCTGACCATCCTGGCGGCGATGGCAGAGCAGGAATCCAGAACAATCAGCGCCAACATCAAATGGGCATACCAGAAGAAATTCGAGAAAGGGGAAGTCACGATCAACACCGGGCTGATGCTCGGGTATGAAAAGGCTGGGAAAACTGAGGATGGGCGGACCCAGTACCGTATAATTGAAGAAGAGGCAGCGATCGTCAGAAGAATCTATCGAGAGTATATCGGTGGCAAGACTATCACACAGATCAGCCAGGGCCTCCGGGAAGACGGGCTCGTGTCGAAAAGAGGGTGCTCGACATGGTGCAGTAATACGATTACCAACATCCTCAAAAATGAAAAGTACGCGGGAAACGCGGTGCTGGGCAAAACGTATAAGCCGGATGTCCTCTCAAAGAAACGCTTCAAAAATGATGGCAGCAAATCCCCAATGTACTATGCTGAGAATACGCATCCAGCAATCATAGACGAAGAGACATTTGAGCTGGCAAAAGAAGAGATGGAACGACGGCAGAATGATAAACAAAAGGCTGTTGGCCGCAGCCGATATTCAAGCAAGTACCCGTTCAGCGGAATCCTGGTATGCGGGAACTGCGGATCCAGACTGCGTCGACACTTGCGCAAAGTCGGGAGCGGGAAGCGCGTGCCCGCTTGGGGCTGCGCAAACAGGATCATAAACGGGAGAGCAGTATGTGATAGCCATCACGTGAACGAAGATGTACTCCAGAGAACTTACCTCGCGGCACTGCAGACCATGGTCGACGGCTCTGAAGAGATCATCGAAGCGATTGAGAAGAGCACAGCAACGGAGATGCGCACAGATACCGATATAGACAATATCGATCAGCAGATCATCGCCATACAGGAAGAGGTTCTGACACTTCACCGGCAGAAGCAGCGGCTGGCGATCACCGAAGAAGATTATCAAAAAAGGCTGGCTGCGTTCGGCGAACAGATGAAAGAGCTTGAAGAGCAGAGAAAGCAAGACCGGACAGCAGAGAACCGATATGCAGCAATGCGGCTCTGGCTGGACGAATTCAAAGAGCACACAGAAAGCGGAGACTTCATGAATGACGCTGACGGAAGTATCATGAAGGCCTTGGTGGAAAAGATCATAGTCAAGGATGCGAGCATGGAAATATGCTTCAAATGCGGGGTGAGCATCGAACAAGTGTACATTGAATGAGCGAGTCGGCCCATTAAGCCATACATGCACATGGCTTAATGGGCCGGTTTTCGTGTTCATACTGCCTCCTTCAGCATCAAGGCTGCAGAAGCAAATAATCAAAAGATCGCATAAAAACTGACAGTTTCAAACTTAAATATTGGGCCCCCTTTCCAATTAAAGCAAAATAGAGTATTATAGGATCAGAAAGAACTGTAAAGCACAAAAAGTCTTGAAATTTCAAGACTTCCGGACTGCGGAGGATAAAAGATGGACAGCCAAGAATACACCACTCAAGATTTCCACGATCCATTTCTCGACGGCAAGCATTTTCAATATGTTTTGATAGAATATCAGTGAGTGATGCTGTAAAATAATAGAGACTTCGGTCCGGGCTGAATTGAACGGGGAAAAGCATATGAGCAAGTATGATAAGCTGATTAAGGAAAACAAGGCAAGAAGAGAAAACGTCCAGGATCAGCAAAGGATTATTAAGGGTGGCATGGGAGAAATGGCGGCAGATGCCCGTAGGACAGCTGCTATCCTAGGTAATGCTCATGATGAATTGTCGGAAATTGATGCTCAGTTTCTCCGGTCCACAAGGCTTGAGTCCCGAGAAGACATAGCTTTTTTGATGCTCGCTACGGCTTTGCAGATAGGTAGATGGGTATTGATTTCGACTATTGCCCGTAAAGCTTCCGCAGACTTATCTTATAAAGCCGAGAACAGACTTGCACATGATGACAAGGCTATTGAGCAGATTAAGCATGATAAAGAACAGCGGTATAGAGATAATCACAGCGGCAAGAATATCAAAGTATCTGAGCATAGAAACTGGGAACAGATAGTATCAAACGGCGTCCCATATGATGTGACTAAGGGGTGCAGAAATTTCGGAGTCGGGATGGAGGGCGGTTTCCATCGTATCCACACTTTAGGTCATGATCCTGTGCTTGGATGGATATTTGGAACGATGAACATCTTGTCTGACAGCATCACTTTGGATAAATCTTATCTATTCAGAACCTTCAACGTATGCATGCAAAGGGGAAGAAAGCACTGGGAATCTGAAACCACTGTTCCTGCATGCTTTTACGAGGCTTTTGACAGCGTCAGAGAAGCTGGAAATAGATTGCCTGCAGCACTGTTTGCGCAGGCAGTTCATCTTGAGTCTGATAAGTATACTAAGTTGGGATTGCCGGTTCCCTTGCTGGAGGCATTTGACCCCTCATACGCAAGCAAGCTGTATTCGGAAGGCTATGACACGCTCTGCTTAATGCGTGATACCGTAGTATTAAAGGCAGCTGCAATTGAGGCGGCAACGGCTGTGTTCATCAACTTAATAATCTCCGTGTTACACGGATTCTTCTTTGATCCACAAAAATATGAAAGCCGAGAATTATACGAAGTTAAAACCAGAAAGATATTGTCAATTTCGAATCTAATAGCGTCTGCAAGCAATGTGATTTGGGTCGGAGGCAATGTGCTAGCTGGCAATGAGTTTGCTTGGGAGAATGTAGACATTGGCGGCCTGATCGTGACGGCGCACCGTTTGATAACCGATACTAAATTCATTAACCAGGTCAAAACTGAGTATTTGGAAAGGCACTGGGAAGACCTTGTCGTTGGAGAAGAGTATAGTTTCGTAAGGGAGTTTAGAAATGAGTAAAAAGGATTTTCTAAAGGGAATCGAAGCTCAAGCAAAAATCCAGGCCAAAAGGGAACAAAAAGTCGAAAAAGGTATGCAGGTCCTTGAGGAGAAGCTTGAAGATATAGCAGAAGGACAAGATGCAGGCTTTGAGCTTGTTGACGTTGTACTTCATGATGTCGCGGATATGCAGAACCAAGCCCTTTACGGTCTGACTTCAGGGAAGCAGCTTAAAGATTTGGATATTACCGAGCAACGGGTCCTCGCTGCTTGCATCTATACGATGCTTTCAAAACAGGAACCGAAATCTGATCTTCAAATCTCGTTTTATCTAAACCTGGAGGACTATCTCGGGATTAGAGAACGGAATGACAAATTCGTGTTTCAGTCTCTTGAGAACGTGGACAGCCATTCTGACAGAATCGCTATGGGCAAAGCAATTTGCGCTTTCCTTTTCCTGAGAAACTGCTCTTTCGATTTTGTCAAAGATAAAGATTCATATGCGTGGTTGTTTGATTTCTTGCCGGAGAAAGAAGTAAATAGGATTTGTGGCACGATTGAACAGCAGTACCGTGCCCTTGGCAAAGATGGAATTACCGATTTGTATAAGCAGCTGCCCGCTGCACCCAGCCAGGAGCAGATTGAACAGAAAGAGGACATAGCAGAGAGCCAAGTAGACGTGCAAGAAGTCGAAGAGGAGCAGGAAAGTATTGACGACTTTTCACTTCTCAAGTCGATAGTTGAAGACCATATCGAAAAACGCGATGAGTTCGGGAAGCGGGTTAGCAACTATCCTGAAATCATCAAGAAAGAGCTCGGAAAGAGTTTTCCGAGACTTTCCTATGATGCTGTTATCGGGATGACTAAGATCGGTAATGGCTACTTAACGTTCACGACCTACGCGATGTATGTCAAGGATGGCTCTTTCATCAAAGGAGAGTATCGTTGCCTTCCATACAAAAATATAAAATATACAGACATGGCAATGGCAGAGGGCAGATCTGCCGGAACAAGAAAGATCATAATCCCTTATACTGATGCGGCAGGAAAACAGACAAGTATTACCATAGATGACAGTGTCCTAACAGAAGAAAGCTTGCGCGATTTGCTGAAGGATATCCATGAGTCAAACTGCAATACTGCGGAGACAGACAGGTTTATTAAACTTGGGGAGCTTAACAAGGAACAGATAAAAGAGTTCCTCTCTCTGCTGACATATGTGTTGAAGAAAAATGGTTCTTCGATTTCGGAAGTGTTTGTGTTAGCGGTTTTCCTGAAGCTGCATGATGAGTGGAATTCGTTCGTAGATTCCATTCAGTCACAAGAGATCTTTGCATCAGTCCTTTCTTCTTTTAAGAAGGCAGTTCCTTATCCTTCAGAAAATGTTGTTTTGAAGGGAGCCCTCCATACGACACTGCAAGTAATGGCAAGTACTAATCGTGTTGCGGGGAAAGAGAGTACATTCGTATCGGATGCGGCAGATCAGCTGATAAAGGAACTGGATGTAAAGCAAAGAGGTATTGAGGCGTACAACAAGCTCATCTCTGGCTTTAAGAACAGTGAGCCGGTTACGTCGCTTGACAATTACTCTTTTATAAAGCAGGAGATCCTGAATGAGGATATCCTACGTTATGAAGAAGTTGAGAAGGGTATTGCGGCTACTATTGCATACTTGGAGAATAAAGCTCCAGAAAGAATAAGAAGAGCAGTCCAGGAAAAGACTGCACCAGTGGCACAGGTGATTAAAAAAGGATCAGAGTTCATCAACCAGGCAATTAAACCCGGAAGACGGAACCGATCCAACAGTGGAAACGGGAAAAGTAAGTCGTTTGAATATAAACCCAGGTCGGAAGATGAAATTGTAAAAATCCCAGAATCATATAGCAGAATTGACATCTCCAAACTGAAGGATGCTCCGCTTCCAGAAGGTGCAGAAGGATATACAATCGCTACCGGCAATGCAAGTGGAATAGTATTCTGCTATCCGGTTACCGCAGAAGCTTCTATGCCGCTGGACGACTCTCAAAAGATCATCGATTTTCTCCATGAAACGATGGATGAAAACCAAGGAATCATAGAGGTTAATACAGGAACCTGTGAGCATGGTGGCCGGTTTATCTATTACCTCATGAAGTATCGTAAGGGAATCGATGCGATACCCAAAAAAGTTGGCTACCAGCTGAACTTCAACTTCGAAATTGGCGATCAGATATACTTCATATCTGGCTCATTTGAAGAAGAGGGAATAACTGGCCAGAGGGACAGCATGGGAATCATGCTTTATATCAAAGCAAAAGAACAGGCTGGCCAGCCTGCTGATATGGGCGACATTATGGAGCGTGATTGGTTCTGTGATCCGTATGACCCAGAGTTTAAGAAAGGCTTCTTGATGAACAGATCAGAGATAGCGGGACTGGACTCCACATTCCAAGCTCATCCTTTGTCGGTGGCCAGAGAACTCGTAAAGTATGTGACGGAGCACAATTGATCTGATCTCGTATAAGGAGAAACAGTATGCCGGAGTCCGTTAGAAACAATGCATCGTGGGACAAACTTACTCATGAGCAGAAGAACCATCAGCTATACCTGAAACAGAAGGCCATGCTCGACATGTTTTTGGAACACGGAGCAATCACTCAGGCGCAGCACGATAAAAGCCTCCATGATCTGACGGAGAAGATGGGAGAATCCGAATGAAATCTGCGCATTGGATACAGCGCACACATGTCTGACACACGGTACGCAGCTCTGGGGGAATAATCAGCGTGAAATGCTGTATAGCAATGCAATGTTTGCTCCGGACCTGATTTGCAGCAGAGAAGATGTTTATAAGTATCTTAGGGCCAGAGGGGTTTCTGAGAAAGCTGCTGCAGACTTTATGACCGATGTGCGCAAGGGGAAAATATGCAGTCGTGGGTACACCAAGGAGCAGTATAAAATGTTGGACGATTGCGATGCAGAGTATTGGTTTATAGAAGCGTGTGAGAAAATCCAATATCTTTTCCCGGAGGCACATGAAGTATGTTTTTCGGTGAGTATGCTTAGACTGCTTTGGTTGGCGCTCAACGGTTCTGCTGCTACTAAAGGCACTATTATTAAGTATGCGGCAGAAAGAGAAAGATAAAGTTTTTCGATGTGATATAGATAAGGGGTGACACAATGGCATTATCTTGGGATAAAGAGATGTTTGATAAAAACCATGATGGGAAACTGACAGGCTCTGAGAATACAAATTGGGAGATATTTTGGTTTGGTCTTGGCCTTGGTTTTGGCGACAAGGAAGATGATGAAATCTATATTGCCCCCAAGCTTATACCAGACAAAAAAGCCGCAGAAATCATCCGCATAATTGATAAAGCCTATGATCAGTTCCTTACAAATGCAAAGGCGATTTTACCACAATGGGATACAGCCAAACAAAAGCTGGCAGACAGAACGTTTTATCACTGGATCACAAAAGGCTTGGCGAATGGTGTTTGTCTGGGGTACAAAAAGCCCGGGAACATAAATGACCCAATATGCAAAGCGTATCACCTGATTGTAAAGGATGTACTTACAAAACACCCCGGAATTTGCAGCTATGACGACATCGTGCGTTGTGCCAAAGAAGGAAGTATGCTTTTCTCTGACGAGGGGCAACTGACATGGGAAAAGAGTGGTCGTTTCTGGACGGAGCTTATTCTCGTCTTGCCATGCTACCATGAAGATGCTCTGGCTGTTTTTGGCAAAAGAGTCCGCATGGGATATGAAAATCCGGACAGCGACGCCAAAGTGAAAGCCCTGGAAAAACTGCTGCAAGCACTTTTCCCTATGTACACATTGTTTATAAATCACTTTGATGAGGAAGCAGCTGCAGACAATCAGAAGCATCGGGAAATGTTTGAGAGCCACTGGGGATTTTTCGCTGGTACCAATTTGCAGCCTCCTGTCAGGGATAAAGACATTAGTGAGGACGATTTTTCACCGTATCTCCGGATGCTGCTTAGCAGGTTTCCTGAATTTTTTGAGCAGGAAGAGCATGAGCAATTCAAAGAGTATTACTGGGGTGCTATACAAGACCTGCTTTGTGCCTGCTATAACGATAATCCCGAACTTGCAGTGAAAATGTGGCGTTCTATGTATGAATATCCCTTCACGTACAATAATCCTGCTGCCCATGAGTTCCTCGATGCAATGATGGAAAACCTTGTTGAAAGCGATAATCCGGTTGCACTTCTGGATATCATCGCTAGGGATGACAGCTTAAAAAGGCTTATATTCTGCTCAGAAGAAAACGATAACCTCAGACAAATGTTATTGAGTCTTTGCCGCCAGCTACGGCGAAATGAATTATGTATTGAATTGGAAAAGCTGTATGCTGACTATATGGACAGGCAGTACCACTATGTTTATACTTGAAAACCTTAAAATATAAGAAAGAAAAATGACACTTGACGAAATGATTGCAAATGGAATGGCTCCGAACACAGAGGTAGAGATTCCCCTTACACTTGAGCAGATTGACTTATTAATCAAAAGTCTTGAACCACAAGTACATCCGCTATGTCCTCCCTCGTGGGAAGAGCTTCAGCCCCTACACGCAGGAAGACATCATTCTTTTACTCAACCACATCAACAGCACCAGACGCAGCAAGCTGGGCGGCAAGACGCCGTTTGAGCTTGCGGACAGCGAGGATTTCCTGAAGCTGAAGGAAGTGATGGGACTCAAGGCAATACCGGCAGATGAGGTGGATCGGACACCTCGGCTGCTGAAAAAAGTAAGCAACAATTGGCCCAGGTATGTAATCGGGTTAGCGCATTTCTTCATGAATGTGATGAAAGCGATGATAAGTGGCTTGATTACTTCTTTTTGGAATGGGCTGACTTTGAAGAGGAACTCCTTAATGAGTGCTTCGCAAGGCTGGAAAAGAAAGATATGCTACCAGATGTAGAGGGGTGGCATTTTAAGATACTTCCATTCATGCAAGAAAACGGCTACCGTGACGGTTCCGGCTGGTGGATCAAAGAAACAAATCTGGAATGAAAAGGCGCTTTATACTACAGGTTTCTTTACAACCGGAACTTTGAGTGGTATAGTTTCGTCAGTAAATAAGGGCGAGGCCCGGAAAGGAAAAAAGACATGATCACTGTTCAATTCGCTTTGTCATACAAAGAGCACATGGAACTCCGTCAGTCCAGCTTTCAGTATCTGGACGGTCTTTGCGCGCGCTCTTTTAAGGCAAAGTGGGATAACAGCATGATCTTGTAACCTGCCCGGGAGAGATCAGATAAATGCGAGCCGCTTGCCTTAATTGAGGCAGGCGGCTTTTTCATGTTCAATTTGAGGAGAAATAGCAATGATTGAAATACAAGGAAAAATCAACACTGCAATCTGCTTCGCCAAAGTCATTGAGGATGAGGCAATCGAGCAGATCCGCAGGATGTGCGATTACGAGGTTACTGCAGGAAGCCGGATTCGCATCATGCCTGACGTCCATGCCGGTAAAGGCTGCACCATAGGTACGACCATGACTGTAAAAGATAAGGCGGTTCCCAATGTCGTTGGTGTCGATATCGGCTGTGGCATGTACACAGTGAATCTCGGCCAGGTAGAGATCGACATGGAGCAGTTTGACGCGGCAGCCCACTTTATCCCTTCCGGGATGAATGTATGGGAAGGTCGTAAGGAACGCTTTGATTTGCTCGATCTGCGATGCTACCGCGGGCTGAAGGATTTGAAGCGTCTCGAACGCAGTTTGGGAACACTCGGTGGTGGCAATCACTTTATCGAGATCGACCAGTCAGCAGATGGAACCAAGTTTCTGGTTATTCACTCCGGATCCCGTAACTTGGGCAAGCAGGTGGCCGAATTCTACCAGCGGCTCGCTATCGACTTAAACAAAGGCAAAGAGGAATACTTCGCAAAGCGCGATGCGTTGATTGCGGAATACAAAGCTGCAGGCCGTCGTACTGAGATTCAGGCAGCGCTCAGAGAACTGCATTGGAACTCACATGAGGCAACGATCCCCGAGGACCTCTGCTTTGTATACGGTCAATACCTGGAGGATTACCTTCATGACGTGGAAATCTGCCAGCGCTTTGCTTGCCGGAGCCGCGAGCTGATGGCGGAAATCATCCTACAACAGCTTGGATTGGAAGTTGTGGAATCATTCCACACGATTCACAACTACATCGATACCAATGAGATGATCCTCCGCAAAGGTGCTATCGCTGCGCATAAAGGCGAGAAGGTCCTCATCCCGATCAACATGCGTGATGGTAGTGTGCTCGCAATCGGCAAAGGGAATCCCGACTGGAACTTCTCTGCACCGCATGGCGCAGGCCGCATCATGTCACGGACTGCTGCAAAGCAGATTCTTGACCTGGATGAGTACCGTCGGGAGATGGAAGGCATCTACACGACCTCAGTAAATGAAGCAACTTTGGATGAGGCCCCTATAGCTTATAAGTCTCTCGCGGACATCATCGACGTGATTGGAGAGAGCGTCGATATCATTGAAGTACTGAAACCCATATATAACTTTAAGGCCAACTGAGCCGGTTCCGTTCCGGCTCAGTGCCGGAACAGGAGCGTAAATGAAATGAATCGCATACCGGTCATTGATATGACCGCAACAGGTATCAACATTACCCGTCTGAGGATCAATGCGGGGTTGACCGTGAAGGATCTCCAGGACATCTTCGGGTTCAGCACCCCGCAGGCCATTTACAAGTGGCAGAGGGGGACAGCATTGCCGACAGTAGATAATCTTGTTGTCCTGGCAACGGTGTTCGGAGTAAAGATCGACGATATCTTGATATTTCAAGACGGAGTGATCAGGTTCTCCGCATAAAAGAATAATCAGCTCTGGCAACAGAGCTGGCATGGTCCCTTAGACTAACAGGTCAGGTCACCGCCCTTTCAAGGCGGCAATGCTGGGTTCGAATCCCGCAGGGATCACCATACACGCTCTTAGCTCAGCTGGACAGAGTACCAGACTACGAATCTGGGGGCCGCAGGTTCAAATCCTGCAGAGCGTGCCATATACCGGATTGGTGTAACGGCAGCACGCCTGACTCTGACTCAGGAAGTCGTGGTTCAAATCCATGATCCGGTGCCAAGATACAGCCCCGTAGTGCAGATGGCTAACACGCCTGACTGTCTATCAGGAGATCGCGGGTTCGAGCCCCGTCGGGGTTGCCATACGGCCCCTTAGTCTAATCGGCCATGACGCAGGACTCTCAATCCTGAAATGCCGGGTTCAAGTCCCGCAGGGGTCACCACTATGCCTGCCTGGTGGAATTGGGATACACGTCCGGCTTAAGACCGGGCGCCGCAAGGATTGGGGGTTCGACTCCCTCGGCAGGCACCATGCGCGTGTGACGGAACTGGTATACGTGCCAGACTCAAAACCTGGCGCCTTAGGGCATGTGAGTTCAAATCTCACCTCGCGCACCATACCGGACTGGTGTAATGGGAGCACACTCGGCTTTGACCCGTGAGGACGAGGATAGAAACCTCGGTGCGGTGCCACATGGTTCCATGGCCAAGTTGGTTAAGGCTGCGGATTGCAAATCCGTGATCGCCCGTTCGAATCGGGCTGGAACCTCCACAATGCAGGACGATGTCAGCCGGCGCTGACACCGGTCCAGAAAACCGTGGGCAGCAGTGATGCTGTGGGGATCGACACCTCCGTCCTGCGCCATATGGAGTGATATCCTAACTGGTAAGGAACCTCCCCGCTAAGGAGGCGGCGCAGTAATGCGCTTGAGCGATCGAGCCGCTCTCACTCCGCCACATACGCTCTTAGCTCAGCTGGTAGAGCAGCGGATTCTTAATCCGAAGGTCGCGGGTTCGAGCCCCGCAGGGCGTACCATAAGCGTTCTTAGCTCAGTCGGTAGAGCGGCGGATTGTTAATCCGCATGTCACAGGTTTGAGCCCTGTAGAGCGCGCCATATGCGTCTTTAGCTCAGCTGGTAGAGCAGCGGATTCTTAATCCGAAGGTCGCGGGTTCGACCCCCTCAAGGCGCACCATACGCACGAATGGCGGAACTGGAATACGCGCCAGACTAAGGATCTGGTGCCCGATAAGGGCCTGTGAGTTCGACTCTCACTTCGTGCACCATTCATAGTGTGAGTAGCTCAGTTGGTTAGAGCGTCGGTTTGTGGCACCGAATGTCGGCGGTTCTAATCCGCTCTCACACCCCACACGGGCTCTTAGCTCAGTTGGTAGAGCGGCAGACTGAAGATCTGCGCGTCCCAGGTTCGATCACTGGAGAGCCCACCACATACGGGAGAATGCCTGAGTCTGGTCAAAAGGGGCGGACTGTAAATTCGTTGCCGCAAGGCTACGTTGGTTCAAATCCAACTTCTCCCACCATAATAGAGAAAGCGGCTTCCCCATATTTGGGGAGGCCGCTTTTCAAAGCTCTTCAACAAGAGTATTTACTATTTTCAGGAGTTTTTCCTGCTTATCAGAGGGGAGCCGGGCAGCTTTATAAAGGATCGCAGAAATGAATTCGTTGTCTTGGTTAGGAGAAGTAAGAAGTTCATCCGGAGTGGTTCCCAGAGCTTCGGCAATGGAAAGGAAAGTGGAGAGCCTCGGCTCTTTTAGCCCGCGCTCCAACACACTTAGATGCTTGATGCTGATTCCCGTTTTGGAAGCGAGCTCTTCTTGCGTAAGCCCGTGCGATTCGCGGATTTCACGAATCCTGCTGCCCAATGAGACGGTATCCACTGCAAACCCCTCCTTTGGAATGACAATTCTCATCCCACAAATAATTATAGGGGTTTTGGGATCTAATAAACACGCCCCAAAGAATTACATTAGTCATTCTAAAGAATGAACATGCGACAGAAAAAAAGCTGATCAGTCACGGAGGAGAGGTATTCTTAAGGTTGTCTCAAAGCCAGATTATCCAGCAGATCAGGACTTGGTAACGCGCCTACGTTATCTGGTGCACCTTCTTCATCTCCGTAAAAGTCATCTTCATCGTCTTCGGGTTCTTGAATGATTTCACCGGTTGCTGGATCAACGATATAGCCGTCTTCTTCAACATATGCCGGTGACTCCTCGGCAGGGGGATCTGCTTCCTTTTCGAGAGTACCGGACAAGGAATCCCAGCGGAGTGGATATTTGAGACGCTTGTTGTACTGGAGAAGAACGGCCTCAGCATATCCCTGAGTACCTGCGTGCCGATCCTTTGCGGTGCGAATGACCTCTCTTACGGATACCTTGCTAAGGCGATCGACGAATTGCTCGTCTTTCAGGTTTTCGCCATATGCAGCGATCAGCCGAGCGATCCCCTTAAGCATGTTACTGGAGAGTGAATCAACATCGCCTTCCCATGTCGAGACCACAAGCAGGAGAGTCCTGTCGAGCACATGGTAGCCATACTTGTTGAAGATATACTCTAGGGCACTGACTGCGCTGACGTTGCCAGGAATACGACGCGGGGAGATGACCAGATTATAACTCTCTACGATCTTTTTGATGGTCATCTGAACTCCGTTCTCGGCTTCGATATTTGCGTTAAAGATTTCGATAGACTTGAGAGGCCTGGTGAACTTCTTCTGGTTCGCGAAGATGCCCGCCTCCTGCTCGTAATCCAAATCATCATAGATCATGCACCACACAGGAGTTTCACGGGAATTGGAGGCGGTTGCGATTGTCTCGATGGTGTGCTGGCCATCAAACACATAGTTGATCCCGTCGCGGCGACTGACTTTAACAGGGTTGATCTGATACAGATCAAAATTCATTGCTGTCTTGCCAACATGACCGTGGGAGATTGGGCGCTGATACTTCTGGTTTGAGGAGAGATTCTTAATCGGAATCAGCTCAAAATGAACATTGGGTACAAACAGTCTACGGGTTTCTTCATCCATTATTGGAAGCCTCCTCTATGGCAAGTAAGATGATATCAACGCTGTCGCGCAAGGCCAAGAGCTCCGTCTTTAGCTGCGCTCGCGCTTTATCTGAGATCTCGTGTAAATCGGTTTTGGTAAAGACACGGTCTATAGATGAATTCCACGAAGGGATAGTCAGGGAAAGACTGGAGACTTCTCCGTCTGGATCATATGCAGGCAGGTCCTTCACAGAGCTCTGGCCAACAGCATTAGACTGGGCTCTTCGCTTTTCGCGTGCAGATGCATTTTCCCGGTCATAATCTCTCGGAGTTGTAGCATCTAACACATCCTGTGTGCGGCAGACAGTTTTCCCTCCTCGTATGAGGTTTGAAGTCAATGCACGCACCTGACGATCCGGCATCTCAGAGATAGCCATCAAATCGTCTTTTTTAATTCGCATTCGTCCCGCAAGGTACCGATCAGAGAGGCGATCATCCTTTTCGGCAATACGATCGACAGCATTGGCTATGTCTTTGTATGTGTGAACAGCAAAATGAGAAACGTTATACTCTCGCGCGATTTCTCCGGCGCGACCAAGCCGTGCCGTGGTTCGAGGTTGCATAAGAAAATCTGATGCGACCTCAGAGTACTGATTCTTTCCGCGAGGGTTATGCGCAGAGAGCCTTTTCTCGACGTTGTACCGTTTCCCAATCTGATACTTGAATAGTTCCGGAGAGAGATTCCTCCGGCCGATCTGATTCAACAAGATCCAACGGATGGCTTCCTCACGGCTTGAAAAAGCACGTTGCTCGGTCCGAAAAGGCAGCCCATGACTCCTGCAGATCTGGTACCGATTATGCCCATCGACAATAATCTGGCCCCAGAGCACAAGAGCATCACGGCAACCCTCAGAAAGGATGCTCTCTTCTAGAACACTGTATTCTTTTTCGGACAGCTCAGGCAGCAAACGCTTGAACTCTGGGTCAATTATTAGATCGTAATCACTCATCGGATTTATCTGTCCTTTGATTTCAGCTTGTGCAGACGCTCGTCGAATCGCTTGCCAACCGAAAAAACACGGCGCTTTGTCCCCGGATTTGGAGACCAAGAAGCTTTACAGTCCTGTACCGATCGAAGCCTGCACAATCAGAGATTTCGTCGACAAGGGAAGAGCTATAAACTTCCATCGAGTGCTTTCGCGCATTGGACTGCATAAGCCGGTATGATCCGGCTGTGCTCTCGGTACATTTCTCAACGACTATACCTTTGTCACTGGGGTTAACAAGGATGCGTACAAACATGGGATTATCCAACCTGCGGAGAGTACTCCTGTGAATACGAAGTCGGTGCCGACCGATATCGACGGTAATGGCAGGCGCTTCATCGGAGAAGGGGAGGCTTTCCATAAAAATTGTTACTCCTCTCGTTTCAGAATTGGTCGCGGGGTACTTCCTGGGCCGCGATCCTGGACGCTAATGGTTACGAAATCATCGAAACGATTGATAGTGTATCTTCGCTCGTGCTCTTCCACGGGAAGCCCAAACTGGTGCTCCCACGATTCTTTGTATACAGGGCTCTTCGTATAGATGGATTTGACAACATTACCTTCTTCATCCAGCACGGCCTTCCCAGGGTAGATAAGGGCAGCAGACAGATCAAATAGGAAAAGCCGCTCACCATCAGCCCGAATCATTTTGCCAATCATACGATGGCGGTTATTTAGATTCCACCCCATGAGCTCAGTTAAGAGGCTACAAAAAGCATCTTTGCAGAGAATACGACGCATATGACCTTTTGGGGTAGTCCATAAGAGCGAATCTTTTAATTCTTCTGTGCAAGGCTTAATGACAAGCTTTTTCTCTTCCTCATTAATGAGAACTTGGATTCTGGAGACGTCGGGGGCTTTCCGGAGACAGACTTTGTTCAGATACAGCTTGTTCCCGCAAATAGTCAGCTGCGGCTCCCGGGAATGGGCGAAGAATTCCTCTCGGGTTATCTGATAACCAGCGTAAGAAAAGTCGTCATCCAGCAGAAACTCGTCTTCTTTTCCAGTCACAGGATCGATACGGATCACATCTTTGAGTCCATCAATGACAAGTTGCTCACTGTCCATTCGTGACGCCTTCCTTCATCTCAGTTACAATGCTGGTGATCTGTCGTTTCAACTCCTGGGGCCCGGTTGCTTTGAAAGGATCGTTTCGCGGTAACGGGCGTCCCTTTTCCTGAACGTTCCATCCTTGATCAGACACATGAATAGGATCTTGCTGATAGTAGTCGCTCCCGAAACTCGATGCCCATGAAGCAGGCATTGCGATTACCCGCCCCACTTCCTCCGGCACGCTATCTTCGTCATCTGGGTCGGGGTCCTCTTTATCAGCGTACTGGCGGATAACGGCTTCAGCATCTTTGAGATCGAACACAAGAATCGATTCTTTGCCGTTGCCACGACATTCGCCCTGGATGACATGCTCACGGTCGACCGGCCAATTCATAATGTCGTAGATTACAGGCAAGTATGCGCGGCCAATGATATATCGGGGGTGGTTCTTCTTGCCGTCAAAAGTACACCAGTCAATGGCTGTCCGTTCTCCCTTATGCGAGGCCCTCACTACAAGAAGCTTCCGCAACGGATCCAATAAGAGTTCCACATACTTGCAGCTGTTCATGCACTGGAGGCAATAAGAGTAAAAGTTGATTTTCTCATAGGACAGCTTGACCGTACACTTGTTGGGGCTTTCAAAAAACTGGCCGCGGACGACAGAAAAACCTCTGAGGTCCAATGTGCCCTTTTCCAGGACAACAGGATCATCGGCGGTATCTTTTTTGCTGACAGAGGATGCTGCCTTGATGTACTCGGCTGCATCGAAGCCGGTCCAGCGGGGATTAACGACAACAAAACCTTTGAGCGGGCCTTTATCAATGACGTGCAGATGGGGGAGCATACCAGTTCTGCCGGTCATGCTGTGGGCCAGTAACTGCTGGGCGGCAAAGAAGTCGTCTCTGGAGATGATCCCTTCGTGATGATCACGTTGACGGTACTGCGGCTTGTTGCCATCATTCTTGACAGCCTTGTGATCCAAGTAGCTGGGAGTCCATGTTTTGTGCGCTAGCACATCTCCGCAATGGCGTTCGTTTTGAAGAATAGCTATGACTGAGCTGGGGGACCAGACAACATTCCCTTTCTTGGTTTTAAGTTGGAGCTTTGTGAGTTCATCGGCAATCTCCTGCGGCGTGTACCCGTAAAGGAACATAAAAAAGATCAACCGAACGGTCTGAGCCTCGTTTTCGTTAACTACAAGATTGCCCTCTTCGTCTTTATCATATCCGAGGAGCTTCGGCAGCATGAAAATGCCACGACGGAAACGCATCTCGTAGGACAGGTTCATTGCGCTGCTTCTTGTGCGGCTTTCTTCCTGAGCAAAGGAGGCAGTGAAGGTAAGCGCCATTTCGCTGTCGTCTCTCAACGTATACAGCCCTTCCGTTTCAAAGAAAACACCAACCGGTGGTTTGAGCGCGGCCAGCATTCGAATATATCCGATGCAGTCATAGATGTTTCTCGCAAAGCGGGAGACGCTTTTCGTTACGATCAGGTCCATCTTAACGTCGTCTTTGATACAAAATGATTAGGCCGCCTCTGGGTCATAATGCCCAGAAACGGCCTGATTTCAAGGGCTTTCACGGTTCCGCCGGTCCATCCGGTAGGGCTGTGAAAGCTCTTTTTCTTTATGAAGTTTTCGATTAAGGCATGTTGCAAGGCGGCGACTTACCCCTCACTATTCTCTCACAGAGGAAAAGTTAAAAAGTGTGAGGGAAAATAAAAATGTGCGGGAAAAGTTAAAAGGTTCAGAGGAAAAATTATAAAGTGTAGTTTTAGCGGACTTCCCAGAGGACAGTCACAGAGTCGGAGACCTCTATCAATTCTTTCAGCCAGATCGTCTTCTCCGACTTTTCTGAGCAGGATCTGTGCAGTGTAAAAGTGTCAGTCGACAACTTCAATCCAGCCATTATTCAAGCACATGGTCAGGTTATACTTGACATCCTGACCAGCCTTGTCCCCACTCTCGAAATTCAAGACGACATATTCTCCGTCGCATCCAACAACGCGGGCATATGCTTTCTTCGATTTATGGAATACTCGTCTTCCGATGAGCTCACCATATGCGCTTGTATCGCTCTGCAGTTCTTCCTCTTCCGGTTTTGCAGTTGGAGGCGGAGTCTCTTCCTTCACTGGCTGCACGGGGAGAGCAACATTCCGCTCTGGCGCTTTTCCAGTCGGTTTCGGTTTAGCGTTGCTTACGGTCTGTGATGCTGCTTTGCGTTCCTCTGTAGCCTTCTTTTTCAGCTTAAGCAACTCTATGATTTCGGCGATATGAGTAGGTGTGAACCAGAAGTCATAATCGTTGATAGCGACCGAGACGTGATCATTTTCCTCAATCTCGTTCTCAGACACATCAAGGATGGAATCTATAAGCCGTTCTGCCAGATACTTATCGTTTCTTAGTGTTCTGAACCTTGCAGCGCAATTCGGGCAAAGACAAATATTCAACGGGTCGAGCTCTACATCCGGCTTCTGCTCCAGCTGGCACATTTCAACATTGGAGAACGGCTTGTGGCAAAGCTGGCAGGCATACCGATAAGACGAGTTAACGCGGTACATATTCATCAGGTAAGCGCGGACATCATCCTGCGGGCGACTGACGCGGATACGCCTGACAACAGTCGCATATACGGTTGGGCTGGCATAGGACAGTATTTGAGCGGCATGCTTCTTCAGTGCCTCCCAATTCTTAACGGAACCGGTCGGAAACTCAAATTCATCCTCCTCAGATTGACCAGAAGGACCTTCTTGCTGAGACAGGACACCAAATTCACGGCTGAGCTGCTCTGGCGTAATGTGAAAGCGGCGCTCCAGCTCAATCTCAAAGTAGGACTGTTTCTTCTCGTCCGGCAAGGCATCGTAATCCTTGACGATGGCCTCGTGCTGGTCAATTTTACCTTTCTTAAATCCAAGAATGTCGTACAGATTCGAATCAAGGCTGACCTTTCCGTATAGCGCCTTATTCAAATCATGCTTTGATATGGCTTTGTGTGAGACCAACTCACCGGATTCCGTATAGAGCCATTTTCCGTTCCAGTCGGAAAGGCGCCAGTTATATCCATCTTTGTTCAGCGTGTGGATGACTTCTGCAGGCTCGTCATACTTGCTTGGCGTTCCTCCGCCGATATAAACATTTCCGACGAGACGAGACATATTCTCCTGAAGCGTCTTAAATATCACCTGTGATTTTATTAAGGCATCTTGTGCTTTCGCATGCTGGGAAATATAGAGAAGAGCCTCCTCCAGTTTATCAATGCCAAGTTTCCAGCGAAATGCCCCGGTCGTTCTCCACTCAGGCTGCCGTCCGGGATTGCCGGTATAGTATTCACCCCAGGTTTTTTCTTCCCCGGTGATGATTTTGTCTGTGACGCCAAGCGCCCGCAGGTCATCAAAGGTGATTCCAGATGATTGGTATGCGTCGAAATCGGCGAAGTAGATATCCGACGCAATTCCCTTGTAGTATTGCTCCAACATTAGGCCATTCTCGGATTGTGGGAACCGAATAACCGTTGAATAAGGTCGCACCCAGTATGCCGTGCCTGCTACCCGACACTTTATGTAAAAGGATTTACGAACAACCTGTCTCAGGTCATCCTCGTAGTCGGAGTTCTTGAGATACTTGACAAGGGCGTGGATATCTTGAATATGCTCCTCAAATGAGCCTTCAAAACCAGTGCCAGCGTACCGTTTTTCAAGAGATTTTACAAAATGCTCATATTCGTTGGGTGCTTTAAGGTGCAGCACTTTCTCGAAAAAGGAACGACACTTCTCATACAGATAAGGATGGACAAATTCCACATCGGCCTGCATCGCCTTTTTCGACGGAAGGAATACATTGGGCAGATAAGAAGACTGCGATTTTCGGTATGGCGCAACCATACGGTTGGATGCTGTGCGGACAATCACAGCATCGAGGATATTTCTGTAATTCGATTCGGAGAAAATGTTCGGAACCGTCTCATACAGCTTATAGAGCCTGACGAGCCAGTCATTATCACGGTTCTCCAGAAATCTGTGATTGTCGTTGAAGTAGCTTCTAAGGTCTTCCGGACGGATAACCTCTATTCCCAAAATGCTGGAGAAATAAGAGAGCACATCTTTGTACGGGCCTGTCTCCGTCAACGAAACCGGAAGCCATTCATAATGTCTTTTGTCGTTGATAAGTTCCGAGATTAACTCGCTGGGCAATAGCTCTGCAATTTCTCTGCTTCTCGCAATAACTGCATTGGCAGCCTTAGTGTAGCCCTTCCCATCCTTAACCGGCAAAACGCGCTCCGACGAAAACAAATCCCGCATTTCTTCGTATAAAGGATAGAAAAGCGGATAGACATCAAAGTCGTCCTCATCAAGAGGAAGAATCCGAATCAGGCTCAAGTCGAGGAGCCCCATATCGCGCAGCTCAAGGACACTCTGTCTGAGGAGCTTTGCCGTTTGTTCAGCCAGAGCCTCGTTTTCCTCCTCATCGGCAGGAACACTGCTCCGGTTTGGAGTAGTGCGGAACGGGCCTTGGACAATAAAGTCAAGTTTGCTTTCGGTCTCTGTCGGGAAGTAAACGGAGATATACGGATTCTTTGCTTTTTGGAAAGTGGTTTTTCCTTCTTTGTCTGTTGCGACAGTGAACGCAACGTCAATTGTACGGGTGGAAACCCTCGAATCAATCGGCATCGAAAATTTGATGAATGACAGAGACTCGTCCGTCTTATCATCCTCGGATTCAATCGCCGACACGCGGGTGCAGTGGTCATTTACCGGCTCAGCATCAAGTAAATATTCCCCTGATGCTTCTTTGCCCGGAATCTTGATTTCGTACTCAATGAGTTCGAGGTGCCGCATGAAAAGGAGTGTGGTCACTCCGAGGTTTTTGAGTCGCTTTGTAATAGCTTCATTCAGCGCAGTCAGATTTTTAAATCCCGAAAACTGGAATCCAACGCTGTAGGGGAACACGAAGAGGGTCGTATAGCCAGCCGGAACATCAACGGCAGGGATATCTACCGGCTTTGTGAAGTCCTTTATTTCTACAGCGAAGGGATGGCAATTGTCTGCCAGCTCCTTCTTGCGAGGGGAACTGTACAGCCTGACCGTTTCGCATATTCCAAAGACTGACTTGAAGCCGACACCGAATTCGCCAATCTGGTTTAAATCATTTACCTTGTCCGACTGACCTATGTCGCACAGGCCCTGCAGGTTCTCCGTAGTGAACGATTTTCCATCGTGCATCACTTCCAACCTGTCAGAGTATTGAACAAACCGAATTCCGGTCGCTCCTGCGTCCTCCGCGTTCTGGAGCAGCTCATAGACAAAGTGTGATTTATCGGTGTAGAGCTGAATTATCCGTTCGAGAGACCGCCTGAGCATGCCGTCTCTATCTTGATTTTGGAGAATTTTATCAGCTATATTCAAAGCGCCCACCTCTTTACTTAACCGTGATAACCCCGTTTGCAATCAATGTAGTATGTATGTCTGCCTTCGCAATTTTCGCTTCAATCTCTGCAACCTTCTGCTGATAACGCTGTGTAGCATTTTCCAATTCAGACCGATGCATGGTTGCAATTCTGTCATCGCCAGCCTCAGCGATTTTTCTTTCCAAGACCAACTTCTGGTTTCGGTAATTGTTCTTTAAGCTCTCTAATTTAAAGCGAGCGACTTGCCTTGTGGACTCTGTATGCTGGGCTTTCTCGGCTTGCCACATCCGGACATGATGTTCCTCCAAAGCATTCCATGCCTCCGGCTTTAGCTTTGAAGAATAATCCACTGCAGCGGCTGTCAGGATGTATTCCGGGAGTTCTGCTGCAATTCTCGGCTCTTCACAGATTGCGACCAGCCTGAAATTTGAACGAATCCCAACGTAATCCCACGCATAAATAGACATTGGGTAATCACCGGCAGGAATCTCGTCAGAGTAATATTCCAAGTGAATATAAACGAGCTTGTTGGTTGCAAAATAGGATGCAGCCTGTTTGACCAGCGGGTGTACCGGGGTAACGAAAAAGGCGGTTCGATTTTTCTCGGCTGCCTCTGAATCAAAGGTAATCGGGTGGTTCGGATTGTTGCCCTTAAGATAAACCTCCCATTTCCTGCGCAGACTGTTCCGCAGGCCAGTTAGGTTTCTGAGGTCTGACAGGATTTCAGAACGCGCCGCTGCGCTGAGACGCAACGTTTTCAGAGTACCATCACCGAGGATATAATTGCTTCCACCTAAGCGGTGATTGAGATACATCTCCACAAGGTGTTGAATGCTTCTTGCTGACAGGAAGGGACTTTCTGCCTCCTGGATTTCCTTTGACATCGTATAGTTCGACAAATCGAACCCGAATAGCTCCTTTTCCTCGCTTTCCAACTTGTTGAGCTCCTGGGCCTTGCGCACCTCGTTATCAGCCATCTGCTCCAGCTTTGCTCTTCGCTCTGCATCCGTAAGGCTGGTATCCAGTGCAATCAGCTCAATTTGCCTGCCGATTTCGCCGAGAATTTCCTCACACTCACCGATGCTTCCTTCAAAGACACCAATACGAGAGAGGCAGCGGTCATAAATATCAGCGTCTACCGTATCACTGGTGATAACGTTATAGATGTTGACAACTTCGCTCTCTTGGCCTCGGCGGTCAATACGACCGATGCGCTGCTCGATGCGCATGGGATTCCACGGCAGGTCATAGTTTATCATCATGTCACAAAACTGATAGTCCAAGCCTTCAGAGCCGACTTCGGTGAAAAGCATGATGTCAATGGCTTCCGGATTGTCCTTCGGGAGCTCAAACCGCGCCCGGAAATCCAGCCGGTCATCATTTTTTACGCTACCGTCGATTTGCTCGACACGAAGTCCCGCTTCTCGCAGTTTTCTCTTGATATAATACAGAGTATAGCGGAATGTGCTGAATAGGATGATTTTATTATTTTCGGATTTCTGCTTTTCTCGGATAATCTGGAGCACCCCATCGAATTTCGGGTCATCCTCCGGCAGGTTATCTGCCATTTCCAGTATGTTCTTTGCGATGGAGCGGAATGTCTCCAAGTCCATCTCGCTGAACTCGCCATCATCGAAATCAAACTCCGGGTCGTCAGTCATCTGCTCGAATCTTCGGTCAATAATAGCCCGGATATGCGGAGCAAGGCCAAAGATGCAGCTCGCGGCCTGACGGCGAATCGTTGACATCATAAATTTGACACCACGTCCACCGTGCAATTTGGACAGTGCGGCCACTTCAAATGTCAACAGCGCATCATGGAGTTCTCGCTGTCGGTCGGTAAAATCGCTCTCCAGCGTATGTGTCCTCCGAATGCAGAAATCTTGGATATCCTTTCTGCGCGTTCGGTTGAGCATCATATCGAAGCTGTGGAGAGACTCAATATCAGTAATGAGTTTTACCCGCTCCTCACGGGTGATGGTATCCTGTCTGAGAACCTTCCGGATTTGCTCAAATACCGGATTGTTTGCGATTACATTCTCACCCCATTGGGTCGTGAGAACACTGTCCAGCATCTCCAGTGCTTCCGCTTTCCAGTTTTCCTTTGCAGCTCGAACGATGTGGGCGCACTGTGAAATAAACGGATTCGGACGCGACATCATCGTGAAGCTCTTCTTATCGATTACAACATCCGGACGCAGTAGATTAAGCAGCGTGTACAGGTCGTCGTCGCTTGTCTGCAACGGAGTCGCGGTCAGCATTACGACGGCATCAGCATGCTGACAGAAATAATGGACGCACTTATATGCAAACGCCTTGTCCTTCTCCATGCTGCCATTGCGCAGATGGTGGGCCTCATCAATGATGACCAAATCGAAATGCGGTGCCGGGTCTAATTGTTGGAGGCCAAAGCTCCTATGGCGTTTGGATTGATTGCCGTGATATGTCCTTGCGTCCAGAATGGAATACGGGACGATGATCTTCCCATAGCGGGTAGGCCATTCACCGTCGCGGTCAGTATCAGAGATTATCTGCCGGAGAGTATCGCCATCCAAGGGCGTAAACTCTTCATCGAAGCGCTTCATTTCATTTTCCCACTTGCGGTCTGCGACGAGCGGCTTCGGGCAGATAATCATAATGTTTTCCAAGTCAGAGCGGGCTTGCAGCTCCTTGATAATCAGACCGGCCTCGATGGTTTTACCGACACCGACGCTATCTGCAATCAGAATCCTTGGCTCGTCTGCTTTTATCAGCTTCAATGCCGGTCGGAACTGATAAGGCACAAAATCGATGCGGGCGGCATTGAGAGAATACAGATTTCCGGCAGACGGATTGTTAATCTGGTAGGCAGAGAGATAGCTTCGCAGTGTCTCAGAATCCACCCACTCATATTCGGGCGTACTGCTCACCAGAGCAATCTGGCCTTCATAATAGGTCTTCAGCGTGCCCTCGACGAACACCTCGTACTTCTTTGTGTCGCCAAGCTGCGTAACAGAAAACACCATGCCCTTGGTTTCCGGGCTGCCGACGATGTAGACAAGACTTCTCTCTGTGATACCGTCCTCCTGTACGGGCTCCGGCTCCACTGCGATATCCGCTTGCTTTGGCGCGGTAACAGTTGGGCGGAGCGCTGGCTGCAGCGGTGTCTCATCTTTTAATACTTCGGGTCGCTCCACCCTTGCTTTGAACTGTTCCAAATCAGGAACCAGCCCACTACGGTTCATCTGGGTGAAGAACCGAATAAGGCATTCAACATCCGAGACGATGGTATCCTTGCCGGGGAGCTCCGCGCTGACATGCGCCCAGTTGTTCCGGACACCAATCATATCACGGATGCATTCCCGCTCACTGGTCGGAAGATAGGCATAGCCGCACATTGTGTACCACGACTTGTTGGCAACGCGAAGGAGCGCTGCAAGGTCTAATTCCTCCAGCTTAGAGAGGCCCTTTTTCTCAATGAGCTCTCTCTGGGGATAACTTAGATTGGAGAGTACGCATTCCTCCCACCAGTCTTCACCGGATTTAGGCAGCATCACAGCCAGCCACGATGCCAGCGCTTGCGTGGCCTTGTGAAGATAATCGTTCATCCGGGAAATGATGTTCTCGTCGTACATTCTGCGTCACCAGCCTTTAACCGAAAAATCCATCCTCATCAAAAATATGGTCAAGCTCGTCATTGGACATCGCGTGGGAAACGCGGTCACGGACGGCGCTGCGGGACATATCCAGTCTCTTGATGCGACCGTTCAGCAGCCGGATAAGCTGAAGCCTACCAACACCGGGATTCTGACGGGCATACTCAGCAAAGCCCTTTGCCTTCCCCAGATTGTCCGTTCTGGTGCCATCATGCGGCTCCAGAATGTCGATAACAAAGCCCATCTCGTCCTTCCGGATAATCAGAAAATCGGGATACATCGACTTCTTCTCCGCGTTCTGCTCATAGGGAATGCACAGAGACCATGATTTCCTCGGCGGATTACGGAGCCAGCAGATATAGTCTGACCGGCTACGCTCGGCCTGAAGGACCGCCTTTTCCCAATTGTTCAGGTTGATGACGGCCTTGCCCGTCGCATTGTCCACAAACAGATGGTCGGTATATGCCTCACCGACATTGCTGCGCTCAATGCTGATGGTCTCCGGGAGCCGGAAGTTATGCTTACTGATAATATCGCCATCGGAAACGATGCTGTCATACTTCTTCCGGTACCGCTCGGTCAGGCCCGTAATACGACGACGATTCGCGTCATTGATATCGTGGAAGCGACTGCGGGCATAGTTGTGGAGCATGTCCATACAGTCAGCGTCGGCGGCAAAGATGATAACATCGATTTTATATCCGGCAGGATTATCGTCATCTGCGTATCTGGTGCCATAGCGGATGCCGACACCCTCGTTGCCCAGTTTGAGCTCCGCAAGACGGAACTGGCGGTCGAGATCGGTATCCGTGGTGGAGAACAAATCCATCTCGGGGTGGTCATCCACGGACTCACCGAACACGTCAAAGGTCTGCGTTTTCAGCTTGAACTGCATTACCTGAGTGGCCAGCTCGTCATATTGACCCTCATCTTTTTTCTTCTTGATGAAGCTATGAATCATCTCTACGATTTCATTTATTACGTCATAAGAGGCAGAGGGCTGAAGGCCAGACTGTGTCAGGAGTCGGGTGAGGCTGAACAAAGATTTCAGATAGTCGTTAATTCTGACCCTGCGCACGTCGTAGGTCAGGAGACCCGCATCATTGATGGCCTTTACGATGGCCTCTCGGTCAAGCTCCGGTTCTTCGAGAACGTCATCTGGAGTGGGTTGCTGCACCGTTGCTACGGGCGACTCGGTTTCCGTGACATCTCTGCTTGCAGGTGTTTCACGAGTCTCAGTGTTCAAGCTACCCGCTGGGCGCTGCGCGGTCTCCGTTTGGCCTGCGACTGGAGGCTGTGCTGCTGTTGCTCCAGAAATTTCGTTGCCGGTTTGAATAGGTGCATGTGGATGTGCTGGAGAAGTCTCTTCATCGCCGGTCTCCGTGGAAGGGCTATCTTCCCAAGAAATCTGTCCGGGAAGCTGCTGCTTCGGTCTTGCAAGGCGCTGAGCGGAAGCCGGTCTGGTCGGGCGGACAGTCCACGTTTCAATGGTACTGTTCTCAAAGGAGTCGCCGATAACGTCGGTGGGAATCTCACCACCCTCGGTGCTCTGAAGGGCCTTGACCACATCCTCAACGGTCTGAGCATCAAAGTACGGCAAATAGAGGTGTACGTCGTTCAAAACATCGTCCACCTGAATATGCATCTGCATGGGCGTTCTGACCATTCTGCCTAGGAGCTGCGCAATATAGGTAGCGTCAGTAGCACGACGGAAAGACATCATAGTCTCGGCGCGAGGGCAGTCCCAGCCGGTGGAGAGATTCTCCTTAAAGAAAACCACCTTGACATTCTTCTCGTCTGCAATGCGGGATGGCTCCAGATATCTTACCGCGACTCCATTGATTTGGATGGTGCTGGTCGTCTGGCCGAAGGTATGTACCACTTCTCCATCTTGAAAACGGAAGCCTGTCCGCTCCTCAATCTTCCGGAGGCAGTCATCCAAGTCGGTGTCGGAGATGCCGCTGCCGGTCTGGTTCTGTACCTGAATCACGAAAACAGGATTCACATAGGCATAGTGCTGTTCCTGACAATATTGAGACCAGTGCTCCCACTTCTGTTTCCAGTCATCGGCGGCAGCTTGTAGCACGGCCATATCCTTGCTGCCGGAGGCATCTTCCGGATAGGCGATAATGATCCTATCCTTCAGCAGGCCGGAGGCCCGAACATCATCGGCAGATACGATAACCTTCTGAATAGTCGATTCTGTCCCGGACACCAGATTGTTGAAACGCTCCGGCGTGGCGGTCACGCCGAGCACAACCGGAACGGGAGCCAGACGGTCTTCCCGGCTGCCCTTGAGGAACTTTTGCATGATGGTGGTGGCTTGCGCAGCAGCGCGGCCCTGCATACCACGGTGGGCTTCGTCAATGATGAAATACAGACGGTCATATTTCTCGTCCATCGTGTTCTGCAGCGTTTCCCAGATGGTGAAGGTGCGTCCGTCGCCCTTCTTCGTCAGGTTACTGCTCTTGCCGAGCTTCTGGGTGTTCAGGAAATAGATATGCCCATCATCCAGCATTTCCTGGTCAAAGGATTCATCGGTGATGGTCACGCACTGGTCGAGCCGAATTTTGTCCGCCTTCAGGTCGATTTTGCTGCGCGACTGCTCATTGAGCTCCGGAGAATCTGAGAGCCATACAAAGATAGCGTCCGGTTGGTCGGGATATTCTTCATCGCCAAAATAGATAGATTCAATCAGAGACGCCAAGATGATGGTTTTGCCTGCACCAGTGGGGGCCGTGAAGGAGAGCACCTGCGGCGTATGGGTGCGCTGGTAAGAGCCGAGGGCCTCAGCGGTCTTTCTCCGCAGCTGGAACAGCGCTATTTTTTGAAATGGAAATAATTCTACTTTCATCTTAGCATCCTCCGTGATTAATCCGGAAGTTATCCAGATAGTCTCTGTAAAGCTGATAGGTGTCCTCGACATGCAGGCCGGAAATCATCTCCCGATAGCCCGGTTCGGAATCGGTCACGATGTAAACCGTCGTAATGGCATCTTCGCCGTTCACCTGCGCGGCAAACGTCTCATACTGCGATTCGTCGGTCAGCACAGCAAAGTGATTTTCCGGCAGTATCAGCATGGCAGGCACTTCTGCTGTTTCCTCAAGCGCGGGACAAGATCCGTGGGCACCGGCCTTCAGCCAGAGCACCGGAAGCAGCTCCTTAAACTGACGCCCCAGCGCCACGGCGTTCTTATCAAGGAAACCCAGCTTGAAGAAGGCAGCATTGGCCTTGAAGCCGTCGGCCATATGCATCGGTTCCTCGCCGCTGGTAATGTAGTCACCCTTGAGAGGCTTCCCATTCACGTCATGGCCCTCAATGGAGCAGACGGTACGCGGCCATGTTACATAACGTGCGATACCAAGTTTGTTCCATTCGTCATCTCCGGGATAATAGCCCTGCGCGGTCAACGCTTTTGCTTCTGTGTCGGAAACCTCGTTGTTTGTGACCATAATGCAGCGCCGATGCCCACCATCCTCTGCGTTCAGAAGATTGACTGCGTGAAGTGTGGTACCAGAGCCAGCGAAGAAGTCGATGACTATTGCATCAGGTTTATCACTTATAAACAAAGCAATACTATCTCTAACTGCATATAGCAATTTGGGATAAATGAATCGGTTTTCATTACAATAAATCGCTTTGATTAAATTTGTTCCTTCGGTCTCTGCGTTGTGAGAAGGTTTAACCCATACAGATGAGGGATATTTTTGCTTGCTCTCGACATATTTCGCCTGAATACTACCATCAGGATTATTACCTACGACAATCGCCCTTCCAGACTCGATGTCTTCAATTTTACCAGAGGTATAATATGACAGCTCCCATTTTTGCGGTTTCTTTGGAGTGTGTTTGCCTACGCGAATATATCCCTTTTTCCACAGCTGAATGGCTAACCCATCCGTAATGCCCCAATTCATTTCAGTCCCGTCGTCTCGGATTGGAAAAACCGCTGTAGTTCCATCTGGAGCAGAAAATTCAGTAATATCTTGGTCTTCAGGTAAAGATTTACCTATATCAACAATCTTTCCATCATGACTTATATACACAGGGAAAAATTGATTCGGCCCACAAGCGCCAGCGCCATGTTTACCTCTTGCTCCAGCAAGACTGCTTCTACGCATGGTTCTCCATGGCACATCAGCCCCTTCCTGATAATCGGGGTCGTCTTCTTGGTGCACGAAAGCCTTTCCGAGCTTAACAAAGAAAATGTACTCTTCTGTGCGTGCAAACTTTCCGGTACGCTGCTTTCCTCTTGCATTTATTACTGATGTAACCATCTCTATATCAGCTTCAGAAAACAGTTCCTCAAGCAAACATCCAAGATGTAAATACTCTTTTTCATCAATGGTTACAATTAGCACAGAATCATCGGGATTGAGCAGTTTCTTTGCTAATTGCAGCCTTTTTTGCATAAACGAAAGCCACTTACTATGGCGATATGTATCATTGCCATCCACATAGTCGTTATTGTATTTCCAGTCACGAGCCCCTGTGTTATAAGGTGGGTCTATGTAGATACAATCTACCTTTCCAGCATAGAGATACTCCAGCAACTGGAGCGCATGGTAGTTGTCCGCTTCAATCAGCGTGTGCCACAGGTCGCTGTCCGGCGCATTGCAGACCGTGTCCAGCGGCTGCAGGTAGGGATAGATGGGCTCACCGAATTGGGCCACGCACACCAGCGCATCCACCGGCAGCACGACGTGCTCCTTGGATTCCTTGTGGAAACAGGTGGCCTGTCCATCCTCAATTTTTTCTACATAGTAGATATCTGTGATCTGACCGTCTTTCTTGGCTACGACGGAGCCGCGCTTTACCGGAATATCGTAAAGCGGTGTGGCCTCCGGCAGATGCTCTTCAAATACCAGACCGAATTTTTTCTGGCGATTCGCCCGCTTTACCTCCGCGCGAATCCGCTCACGCAGAGACTCGTCCGGAATCTGGCTAATCAAATCGTCTAAAGCAGCCATGCGTTTTGCCTCCTATGTCTGTATCTCTGGGGATTACCCTTCAGTGATAGTTTTTCTAATGGTCAACCATAAGCTTATGCGCTCGTTATATCTTACAATCCGCCCCGTCCCGAAATCAGGACACCCAGTAAATTTCCGGGCTGTTATACTGCACCTGTTCTGCTTCTCGCCGAATGCTCAGATTTTCGCATTCCAGAAGCGCAGGCTTCAATCGGAGCTGGTCGTTATCGTCAAAGGTAATGTACTGGCTCCGTTTTTCTGTTATGTAGGCTGCTGCTTCGCGAGTGAAACCATTTCGCTGCAGCCACACTGCCTCCGGATTTGTTGTGCCATACTCTACGAGCTCGTACCAATCGGTAAAAACAGCGTCCGGGAAACACGCCCTATATTCCTGCGAAAACCGGAGGAAGTAGTTTGCAATCCGAAAAAGGATTACATCCTCGATGTCCTCCAGCATCCCACTAATGAGCGCATTTACATGGGCAGGCTCATTCTTGAACGCAACATACTGACCTTTGATCTTTACCTTTCCTTTGCCAGTTTCGAGATAGTAATCAATGGAATCCGTCACCATGTGGTTTAAGCTCATGCCAGAGACCCATTGATTCAGGACGAAGGCATAGTGCGACAACTTTGTATGTGCACCGGTCGCTTTATTCCGAAAACCAAGCGTATCATATTCGTAGGTTTCCCACTTAAAAATATCGCAAAGTTTCTCAAGGAACCCTCTGAGTTCGTTGTAATCAGCCCTGCCACCAATACGGATTGTCGGATAATGCAATCTTCCACTTCGGATTTCCCTTGCAAGACGCTCGGCCTGGTCGAGGGAGAGGTTGATATCATCATCAAGGGAATGCTCTCGTCCGGCAAAAGCTGACGCTATAACTGCTTCATCCTCTGGGCTTAGCACCTGGGCAAATTCTTTTTTTACCCGGCTTGCCCGTCCGGAAACAATATCTTTCAGCAGGATGTTGGCAACTTTGCGAATCAAAGAGTACTCTGCTGGCGGCAACGAATCATCCTTCGGAATTTCGGCCTGACCGCTCTTTAGCACAGAAACAATGTTTGCTTTTTGCTCTGGGGTCAGCGCCGTTGCCAGCGACAACTGCTGCGGCGCTATGTTCTCCTGTAACAGGTGAAGGAATCTTTCTTTTTTTGTTTTCCGTTTCAGGCAAACAAGAAATACATTGCCATACAGGTTAAACTCTATGCGGCCCACTCTTCCCATCAAGTTTCTAAAATCGACGGGTGACATATCTCCACCGTTTTTATGACTGGTGATAAAGAGATTATCTGCCGGTAAGTTAACGCCTTCCAGTAGCGTACTAGTGCAGAACAGGGTATGGATTTTCCCGTCCTTATAGAGTGATTCAATACGAACCCGAATGGTCGAAGGCAAATACCCCATGTGATAGGCTACGCCTTTCTCCACAATATCCGCCAGATAATAATCGCCATGAACGTCCTGGCGAATATCTTGCGCCAAGATATCCAGGTCGGAATCATTCAATGGTTGAAGCTGAGCAGCATACGCAAGAGCATATTCAACAACACTATCTTTGCTGTTTGAGTAAACGATGCTTCTGGAACCCTCATCAAAATCATGAACGAAATCCAGCAGGCTTTTATCCTCTGGGAAGCTACAGTACTTTATGAGCTTCTGAGTCACCTCATTGTAGTAGTGCAGCTCGTGGCGTTTGAAATCAATTAGGAATTTTTCCTGATTAACGGGCGCAAACTTCGTTGCAATTTTATAGTTTTCCCTGTTCGCGATATCCGGAATTAACTGAAGATAGACTTCCGGATTTGGAATGTTCGGAGATGCAAAAATGATATGCGGCGTTGCGCTCCTTTGAGAAAGCATATCAACCACCTTGTAATAGAACGCGCTCCGTCCATCTTTCTTAGAAATCTTATGTGCCTCGTCTATGAAGAGGTATTCTATAGGAATATCCCTCATCAGAATCAGCAGGTAAAGCAAGCGCTCCGGCGTCATAGCAAAAATAAAGTTGTGTTCCTCTTCCAGTGCCATCGCACCTGCTGAAGTTACGATTCTATAATTCTTCTCCTTTAACTCTGGCCCAAGAACCTCCGTCAGTTTTTCCGTCGCTTCGTTTATGAGGGCTTTGGTGGGGACTACGATAGCAAAATTGCACTGTCTGCCTTTTGCTATCTGCTCTCGGATAAATGTCCTCATGATATATGATTTTCCCAATGAGGTGGGCGCTGAATAACTGAAGTATGGCTCGTTAAACTTCTCGTATATTTCCTTTTGAGCGCGGAAGAAATACTCATCCTCTGCTTCCGGAATTCGCAGGTACTCCTTGCTGACCTGAGTGAAAATCCGGTCAAGGAGGTCTGCACTCACATAATCGGCTGCCTTGAGACTCACTCCTCTAAAATTGCTTACGCTGGTGAGGACAGAGCCAAGGTAATACTGTATCGTTTTATCATCCGGATAAAGGGCATTCAGCAGTGCGACAATTTCCTGAGCCCACAGTTTATGTGTTTCCGCATTCTGCTCGTGTACTGATTTCGAGAGAATATCTGCAAAACGTAAGGCTGCTGGAACATTGATTTCTTTTTCCGGAAGATTTGTCAGTTTAAACAGATGCCGCCCATAGTTGTATAAAATGGCATCATATAGCTCGTTAAGATAAGGATTATCCTCAATTCCATCAAAAAGAACGGCACCGATGGTCGTTTCAGCCATTAATGCCACCTCCAATCAGCATATTGATAATGCTGGTCTTATCTTCAGGGGCATTATTGAACGGAAGTACGTAGATATAAAACGAATGCATCCCAAGGTGGAATGTAGTAATCTTGTTTGAAATATATTCTGCATTCTCGCGGATATCGCTTTCCATTCTGGCAACAGCTTCGTCGATGAACTCTGTCGCGGAATAGTTCTCTGGATTCAACCCAAGGGAATACCCAAGGAACAGACCAAATGCAGTTCCGGGCGGTTCCTGACCCTGCTTCGTAGGAATCAGAATATCCTTGATTGCGAGTGCTGTCTGAACATCCACGCTTTTTCCGAAGGCAGCGCTGTTGACCAGTTCCACACCTGTAATCCGCTTGGCCTTAATTTGAACCACTGCATCAAAAGCGGCGTCAATGGCAGATTTCAGGTCCCCCTCTATCTTGGAAGACCCATACACCATTTGGTATGTGGAAGCATTCTGCCCGATGGAATGTAAATGGATACCGGCACAATTTGTACTAGCCCCGAGTTCGATGGAACTCAGCAGCTTGGGCGCTCCGAGTACCTCTTCCAAAAACGCATACAAGAGCATATCCGCAAGCTCGTTCCCAGTGCTGTGTTCCCGAATATATTGTGCCGCTTCCATTCCGACGCTTTCCAAATCACCCTCCGCTTTATACCGCTCCATCTCAGTTCTGGAATAAACATAACGGCCTATGTTGGTGTTCAGGTACTTTTTCAGACCCGCATACGTAAATTCATTGTCTTCAATTTTGAGACGGAAAATTTGACAATCCTCCGGATTTCTGAGTCCAAGTGGGGCTTGACATACAGGAACAAAAGCATCATTGAAGCCTTTCCCGCGAACAGACATAGTAAGTCCGGTTGAGACTCCGCGTTCGTATAGAATGATATTATCGCGCACAGGATCAAAAGACAGGATATAGTCCCGCGTGATTTCCCGTATGTGTGCTTGCCCGCTCTTATTAGCAACAGATTGGACGGTAAAAAAGAAAAAGTCGGTTAATACCTCTGCAAGGTTATATCGAACCTCAAGCCGATAATCCCCCTTGGTATTTGATGTTATCGTGCCAATTCTCACAGCGTCGTCGATATCATCATCCTTGAAAAGCAGCCCTAAAAGAGCATGAATAATATGTTGCCGTTTTTCCGGATAGAGCTTTGGGATTATCTGCGTTTCAAAGCATGCATGAACCGATGCAGGGTCAGCTGTGCTAATGAAGTCAGTGACTTCTGGTGAAATATTATTGGAGCAATTAATCAAATGGCCTACAGTGCCGTCATCCTCCCGGATATCGTACAGAGGATTGACTGCAAGAAACATAGTTCCACAGAGGAATTTGTTTGTCGTGCTTCTTGGAGAGCACAAAGACAGTATTTTAAGGAATGCTCCAAAACAAAGATGCCCTGCCATCTCAAATTCCTCCTTTCACCCCAACGAAAAACTATTCTTTCACATAATCGACGATGTCGCCAATATTACATTCCAGCGCATCACATATTCGCCCAAGAATTTCCATGCTCACCGGTAAGCCCTTACCCATTTTTGCCATCGTCGAAGAGTTAATATTCGTTTTCTCCATAAGGTCTTTCTTCATCATGTTCCTGTCAATCAAGACTTTCCATAGTTTATTATAGCTGAACATTTTTGCTGCCCTCCTTGGGTACTTAATGCCTTGCCAATGATACTTTTTAGTATATCACAAGCCTTTGCTTTTGACAATATAAAATTTGAGTTTGCGAAGATGAAATGCCACTCCGTTGACTCAAGTCGAGAAGTTTTCATATTCCAAGTTCGTCCAAGTCACAATCATGTATTCCAAGTTTGTAATGCTGTATTCTGTTGGTGCTTAAGCAAACAGAGTACAGCTTTCTTTTTGGAAAGGCAGGTGAAATGAGATGTTATCAAACCAAGACTGGTACATCAACATCGAGAATGCCGCGTCAAGAGTGGCAGCCGAGTATGGCCAAGCAGTTGTGGCGTCTGTGTTCCGCCGCCACGATGCTCACGGCTTGGAGGATTTGTCTCCTTGTTACTACGGTGAGGTATTCAGCGAACTGGAACAAATCGCCAACGACTAAAGCTAAACAACCGCCCTAAGCAAGGCAAAAAACTACTTTCCCGAAAACCGACTCACCTTCTTCGTGGCCACGAGGTGCGTTCGCGGTCGGCGGACGGGAGAAAGTTAATATAGAGTGCCAGCTTGCGAACAGCTGGACGCAACTTGAAGCGGAGACATTGTTCTCTCGCATCGGGTGGGATTTCTGCGTCCATTTCGCCGCTGGCACCCATACGGGCTCTCCGCTTCTCCACGCCATCAGCGGTCGTGGGGCCAGAGGAGGGCCCGTATTATGCAAAACTTTGACAACCCGTGTAAACCCTATCGTATCTACGACCGGAACCTGAAGGAATGGTTCGAAGTATCCGCCGAATACTACAAGGAATATGACCGTGAGCGCACGGCTTTCCGCAAACGGATGCAGGACCACGGACGGTGCTGCTGCCCCCGCGATAAGTGGTGGCTCTGCGATATGTTCTGTGAGGACTGCGAATATCGCCGCGCCGGTGATTTGCTTTCCCTCGACGCCCCGGAAGGCGACGGCAGCGTCACCATGCTGGATCAGCAGGAAGCGCCTGGTCCCCGGATGGAGGACGTCATTGCTGACCGCGACCTGCTGGCCCGCCTGATAGCACGACTCCGGGAACTTGACCCTGATGCTGACGCCATCCTTACCTTGTGGCAGGAGAACGATAAGATCTCCGACCGGGCGATTGCCAAAGCGCTGGGCCGCCCCCAGCGGACCTTCGCGGATCAGATGAAGCGCCACCGAACTGAGCTACGGAAGATCCGTGGTTACTAATTGATTCTAAAATATGGCTTCTGGCTGTTATCCAATGGCGGTCAGAAGCCATGTCTCTTGTTTATATATGAACTAATTGATACAGTAGCACTTGACAAATGATGCGATTTCGCGTATTATAGTGTTGGGGTGAGGCTGCCTTGAATCCACATTACAATCAGAACTACACGTGGGAAGAGATTGACACTATCCTTGCAAAAATCAAATCCTGTGTTAAAAAAGGCCGCTATGTGATTTCTCAGAATGAGAATCGGCAGGAAAACATAGACTTCATCAATGAGTACAACATTCGAGGCGATAAGCAACGATCCATACTCATGCAAATCAAAACCGAGGATTTTTGCCATTCGCTGCAAAACACGAAGATCGGCTTTGAGCACGAGGTCCTCTATGTCTTTGTTCCTCAAGTGCAGCTGTTTAATTCAGACGGTGAAGAAGAAACCGTGGATGTTTATACGAAATTCAACATCATTGACCTTCCGTCCGGCAGCCGTGCTGTAGTCATTTCGTTCCATAAAAGGAACAAGCCAATCGATTATCTGTTCCGTTGATTATCCAGAGGAAAGGAGGAACCATCATGACCGAAAAAACCTTCTGCGAGAAATGCAGAAATGATGTGGAATATACCACGGCATCCGTTCCCATGACGGGTACAATTAAGGGCAAAGCGTATCACTATACCGGAACAGAAGCTCGTTGCGCGGATTGCGGAAACCTCGTCTTCGTTCCAGAGATTTCCGATGACAACCTGCGGTCCCTTTACAATGTATTTCGAGAGGAGAACGGTATCGTATCGCTTGACGTGATTTGTGCCATCCCGGAGAAATATGACATTGGGAAAAGACCGCTTTCCCTGCTTCTTGGCTGGGGAGAACTGACCTTCTCCCGATATTGCGACGGAGATATTCCAACGAGGCAGTATTCTGATATCCTGCAGCGCATCTATAATGAACCGCAGTTTTATTCGGAACTGCTGGAAGCAAACAAAGCGAACCTGAAATCCCAGCGCACCTATGAGAAAACACGGCGGGCCGTCGATGCTTTGCTTTCTGTCGATGCTCCATCGAACAGCAAGATTAATACAGTGATCCAATATCTGTTGTATCAATGTGAGGACATTACTCCTCTGGCGCTCCAGAAAGCACTCTACTATATTCAGGGATTCCATTTCGCTTTCTACAGGACTTTCCTCTTTTCTGAAGACTGTCAGGCGTGGACGCATGGTCCTGTATACAGAGACATTTATTTCCGTTATCGCGATTATCGCTTTGACCCGATTGAAAAAACGACCACTTTTGATACTTCTGTTTTTTCGGCGAGTGAAAAAGCCATCTGTGATAGCGTAATCAATAACATCTGCTGCTACAGTGGTAAAATTCTGGAGCGCTTTACCCACAATGAAGCTCCTTGGCTCACGACCAGAGGCGACCTGCCCGATTCCGCTCCCTCTGACAGGATTATTGAGAAATCAGTAATTGGCGCGTATTTTGATGCAGTGAAGGCAAAGTACAACATGGTGAATCCGAGGGATATCAAAGACTACGCACAGGATATGTTCCAGCAACTCTGATGCCGACAATTTGAATTGAATACTCGCACATCAAGAGCATCTACTCCGGTAGGTGCTCTTTTCAGCCTCCTGACTGTCCGCTTTCCGACGGTCAGGAGGCTTTTTTTCTTTTTTTGAATTTTCCTCCGCTCAAATCCGCCGCCCATCTCCAGTGGAAAGTGTAAGGCAACGACACCGGCCTTGCAGAAACGGAGGTGAGACGACATGGATCACGGCAACCGCAGAGACAGCAACATCGCAGCTGAAGAAATCTTGGTGCTGGGCGCGATCAGCCAGGTATCCGCCCGCATGGCGCGAAGGCTTGCTGCCCTTGCCAAACAAAGACAACCCGCGGAAGGAGGAAAACACTATGAGCAGGATGAGCGATATGGCTCAGACCATCGAAGAGCTCCGCAGTGCTGCTGCCGCTATTACTGACGCCGCCAATTGGCTGTCCCAGCAGTTCAACAGTGACGCTGAGGAAGCCCCGATCACGGAGGCCCAGTTGGAGAAGAAACCGGAGTTGACCTTGGAGCAGGTTCGAGCCGCGCTGGCGGACAAGTCCCGCGCTGGGCACACCGCCGCTGTCCGGGATCTCCTGCAGAAGTACGGCGCAGCCAAGCTCTCACAGGTCGATCCTAAGCACTATGAGGCCCTGCTGAAGGATGCGGAGGTGATCGGCAATGCCACCTAATGGACACGCGCTCCTCTCCGCTTCGTCTTCGGACCGCTGGCTCCACTGCCCGCCATCGGCACGGCTCTGTGAGAGCTACGCTGACAAGGGCAGCGACTACGCCGCCGAAGGCACCGACGCCCACGCGCTCTGCGAGTACAAGCTCCGGAAGGCGCTGGGCATGCAGGCCGAGGACCCCACCGAGAACCTCACCTGGTTCAATCAGGAGATGGACGACTGCGCCACCGGCTATGCCGCCTACATCCTGGAGTTGGTGGAGGCCGCCAAGGAGACCTGCGCGGACCCGGTCGTCCTGATCGAACAGCGGGTGGACTTCTCCCGCTGGGTGGAACGGGGCTTCGGGACTTCCGATGCCATCTTGATCGCGGACGGCACCATGCACGTGATCGACTACAAGCACGGGCTCGGCGTCCTGGTCTCGGCGGAGGACAACCCGCAGATGAAGTGCTACGGCCTCGGTGCTCTGGAGCTGTTCGATGACATCTACGACATCGATACGGTTGCCATGACGATCTATCAGCCCCGACGCCAGAACGTCAGCACCTTTACCCTCTCCAAGGAGGAGCTCTACCGATGGGCGGACGAGGTCCTGAAGCCCACGGCAGAGCTGGCCTTCGCCGGTGACGGTAACTTCCTCTGCGGCGAGTGGTGCGGCTTCTGCAAGGCCAAGAACGACTGCCGCGCAAGGGCCGAGGCCAATCTGGAGCTGGCTCGCTACGACTTCAAGCTGCCGCCGCTTCTGACGGACGAGGACATCGAGGATATTCTCTCCCGCGTGGATGATCTGGTCGCATGGGCCTCGGACATCAAGGAGTACGCCCTGCAGCAGGCGGTTAGCGGAAAGGAATGGCGCGGCTGGAAGCTGGTCGAAGGCCGGTCCAACCGCAGGTACACCAATGAAGCCGCCGTCACGCAGGCGGTCAAGGAGGCAGGCTTCGATCCCTTTGAGCACAAGCTGCTCGGCATCACCGCCATGCAGAGGATGCTTGGCAAGGCCCGCTTCGACGAACTGCTCACGGCTTACATCGAGAAGCCGCAAGGCAAACCCACGCTCGTGCCGGAAAGCGACAAGCGTCCGGCCATGAACACGGCAAGAAATGATTTTATGGAGGATTTTGACAATGAATAAGAATGTAAAACCCAGCAACCCCATGAAGGTTATCACCGGTCCCGACACCCGTTGGAGCTACGCTAACGTCTGGGAGCCCAAGTCCATCAACGGCGGCACGCCCAAGTACAGCGTGAGCCTGATCATCCCCAAGAGGGACACCAAGACCCTGACCAAGATTCAGGCTGCCATCGAGGCTGCCTATAAGGAGGGCGAGGCCAAGCTGAAGGGCAACGGCAAATCCGTACCTCCGCTTACTGCCATCAAGACTCCGCTCCGCGACGGCGACACCGAGCGTCCGGACGATCCGGCATACGCAGGCTGCTACTTTGTCAACGCCAACGCCACCTCGGCCCCCGGCATCGTGGACGTGGACCGCAACCCGATCCTGACCCGCTCCGAGGTCTACTCCGGCGTGTACGGTCGTGCCAGCATCACCTTCTACGCCTTCAACAGCTCCGGCAATCGCGGCATCGCCTGCGGTCTGAACAACCTGCAGAAGGTCCGTGACGGTGAGCCCCTCGGCGGCAAAGCCAGCGCTGAGTCCGACTTCGCCACCGACGAAGACGACGATTTCTTGGATTAATGGAGGTAAAGGACAATGAATGAGATCATGATTTCCACCGTGCTGTGCAACATCCTCATCGGCTGCTTCTGCGTTGTCGTCCTGTCTTGGGCGGTGGTCGCCATCCAGACCGTGATCAACGATTTCCGACGTGAGAAGCGCGAGGAAAAGAAGTCCGCGCAGGATGACGAGTACCATCAGGCGCGCATGAAGGCCCTGAAGTGAGTAACCGGGCTGGTGGTGGTGCCAAGCTGCCGCCAGCCCATTTCTGACAAATGAGGTGACGATTATGGAACTACTGGTAAACACCGCAAATGAGCTGATTGCTGTCATCGTGAACTATGCCGCCTTCTTCATCATCTACGGAGCGATCTTCTACTTCATCGGCGCTGTGATCTATCAGATCCTCCGCGCTGTAGTCAAGAGGTTCCTCCCTACGTGGAAGCGCTGGTATCAGGCCATCCGCAGCAGAAAGCAGTGATCCAACTGGGCGACAGGGTGTTTTCTCTGTCGCCCTTTTCAGGAAGGATGGAACACCTATGAAAACCCTATCAATCGATATCGAGACCTACAGTGACATCCCGCTCCAGAAAAGTGGTGTGTACCGTTACTGCGAGTCTCCCAATTTTGAAATCCTGCTCTTCGGGTACAGTGCGGACTCCGGTCCGGTGCAGGTGGTAGATCTGGCCTGTGGTGAGAAGATCCCCGCCGATGTGCTGGACGCCCTCACCGACGATGCTGTGACCAAGTGGGCCTTCAACGCCAGCTTTGAACGAGTCTGCCTGTCCCGCTATCTTCGGGATCTGGGGATCAGCCTTGATCCCTTCCATGACAAACATCCTCTCTCGCAGGAGGTAGCCCGCTTCCTGAACCCGGAGAGCTGGCGCTGTTCGATGGTCTGGGCTGCCACAATGGGCCTGCCGCTCTCCTTGGAAGGTGTCGGTTCCGTGCTGGGGCTGGAAAAGCAGAAGCTGACCGAAGGCAAGGAGCTGATCAAATTCTTCTGCCAGCCCTGTGCGCCTACGAAGACCAATGGCCAGCGCACCCGGAACCGCCCCTTACACGCGCCGGACAAATGGGACGCCTTTAAGCGCTACAACCTGCGCGACGTGGAGACCGAGATGGGCATTCAGCAGAGGCTGGCTAAATTCCCGGTCCCGGATCAGGTCTGGGAGGAATACCACATCGATCAGGAGATCAACGACCGTGGCGTCCGGCTGGACATGGAACTGGTTCGTTCTGCTATTGATATGGATACCCGTTCCCGTCACGAGCTGACCACCGCCATGAAGCGGATGACCGCGCTGGAAAATCCCAACAGCGTACAGCAGATGAAGCAGTGGCTTTCGGATAACGGCATGGAGACCAAGTC